GTGTCTGTCTGTGTTGCCTCTTACTGGAAAGGACTCTGAGATGCTCAAAGTATGGATTCTGGTATTCTACCCCGTTCAAGGCTTGCCAATAGAGATTGCCGCCTATGAGTCTTGGGGCGATTGTGTCCAGATCGCCGATAACCTGTTGCTAGGCATGACCGAAGGCAATGGCGTTATGTGTGAACCATCCAGCCTTGATGACCTAGGGCAATAGCCTTTCCAGCTTGATCTACTGACTAGGGCGCATAGCGCCCTTTTCTTTTGTTCAGATTACTAGGTCAATACCTATTACCTATCTTCTGAAACAGCGGACTAGCCGCAAGGCTGTCTATAGGCAATCGCCTTGCGATTAGCCCCTGCTACAGAGGTGCTAACCTTACAGGCTACCCCCATAGCCTGGCCTATGCTAGTGACCCCTTGGCGGTCCTCTCTGGTGCTGTAGGACTATGGTGCAATAGCAAGGGGATTCAATGGTGTTAGCCTGTTGTCCAGCTATACCATATGAGTCCAGATACCCTATGTTAAAGGTGTATACATAGCCAGTTATTGCTAACCGAATCACTCGCCTGTTTCTAATTTGTCAAGCATTATAATACCTTATCGCAAGTATCTCATGTAGTGTGACCCTGGTGCAACAGTCCCATCTGGACTCATACTGATGCATATATGACACACTCGATTGATATTTGATAGGTCCAGATGCGATTGCCTATTGACAACGCAGCTTGGATGTGCCTGGGACCCTTGAGATTCTGACGGGGTGATTCGTTGGCGGGTGGTTGGCAGCTATATATCCAAGGAAAATTTGACAAGGTGTAAAAGAATCAGTAACTTAGCAAAGATGCACCGATAACGGAAGAACAACGTTCCAACCTTGGGCTAAAAAAAAGAATAATATTCTTGTCATCTACCCCTTGAAATTCTGAAAATCATGCTTATGTTAACCGGAACAAAGCTTAAAGTTTATGGAGCAACAGTGAAAAAAGCCATCGTGTGGAACAGGTTTGGAAAAGAACCCAACACCCCATATAGAAATATCCCTCTGGTGTCTGGGGACTACCCTACACAAGAAGAACTAAAGAACATATTTGCTTACAATAAAGACACAGGTAAGTTGCATTGGAAATTTAGAACAAAGAGTTCTTTTTCTAGTCCAGCAGCTATGCACTCCTTTGCTAAGAGGCTTGGGGGTAAAGTCGCTCAGACGAGTATTAAAGAGGGTGTCCCTTCAATAGTATTATCTGGTAAAGTTTATACTACTAAAACATTAGTGTGGATTTATCATAAAGGTGATAGACCCACTAGCAGGATCATCTGTATTGACGGTGATAAGATGAATACAAGAATAGAAAACCTACAACTCATAAGTTAACTACTAACTACTACTAGTAATAACAATACATATAGTATTAAAGACTCTCGTATTAAGGATAACTCCAATCTGAATCAGCACCTAGTAGGTTAGTCACTTATAGTTTGTTCTAGAATCTGAGTCAGCAACTATAAGTTTACTCATAACTAGTAGTTTTAGTCAATTATAGTAGGAAAATCTACTAGAATACTCTTAATCTTCTTGTTGTCCAAGAAAACTGATAAGTTTTCGTCAATACTTCTGTTTTTAACGCAATAGTAACGGATTCTCTATGGAAAGCCTTCCTGTAGACCTACACCTGTTCCTAAATCAGATGGGTATCAAAGAATCACCTGCTGCACACAAGACTATCGAACCAATACCTTATGTAGCATGGAAGCCAACCTTCCCTAATCAGGAGCCACCCTTTTGACAACTCTCTTCGAGTTTGACCAAGGAACCATTGATCTAGAGACTCAAGGCCAGTGTCTAACCTTTACTTACTCTAATATCGAAGGCCCTGGCACCCCACCTTATGCTTTTGACTTTGAAGGTCACAGTTTGGTTGTTATGTCTTTTGTAGATGCACCAGACCGCTTTAGGGTGTTACCTGATGCTGGTTGGGAAGTTATTACTCCTAACCCTATTCTTGTTGAGGAGTGGGCTAAAGGGTTCATTACTATTTGTTAAATGCTCTTTAGTTAACTCTTAGTTAGAGCGTCTATACTACAGAAAAAACCAACAAAGTTAAAGAAAGCCAAAGATGAAAGTATTAGTTGCCTGTGAGTATTCAGGACGAGTTAGGGAAGCCTTTAGGTCTAAGGGACATGACGCTTGGTCTTGTGACCTTCTGGATAGTGAAGATAACAGCCCTTACCACTACAAAGGGGATATTTTAGGTATTCTCGATGAATTGCATGGTTGGGATTTTATGATTGCTCACCCCCCTTGCACTCACCTTGCTGTTAGTGGTGCTAGACACTTTGCTGCTAAACAAGCCTCCGGTGTTCAAGAGGAAGCCTTAGAGTTCGTTCGTTTACTGCTTAATGCTCCTGTTGCCAAGATTGCTCTGGAAAACCCTATTTCCATTATCAGTTCTCGTATTCGTAAACCAGATCAGATTATTCAACCTTGGCAGTTTGGACATGGAGAAACCAAGGCTACCTGCTTGTGGCTAAAGGGCCTACCTAAACTTGTCCCAACTAATATCGTTGAGGGTAGAGAAGCTAGGGTGCATAAGATGGCCCCCTCACCCGATAGGTGGAAAGAACGTAGTAGAACATATCAAGGAATTGCCGAGGCTATGGCAGAACAGTGGGGCTAGCGGCAAGGCCGCTGCCTATAGACAGTTTACTTAAACTGATCTGGGGGTGATTATCGAAAAAAAGCACCCTACACAAAATTTATTTTTGCCAGCTACTTGACAAATGACTTTTCTGCACTATATACTATTAAACAAAGAGCAACCTACGCAAGACCCCAATACTTTGATTGACTCAGGTTGCTTCGTAGCCGATGCTCTTTGTTTCACCTATTCTAAAGTCAACTAACAATTTAACCCGCAAGCGAAAGTTTGCTTAAGTCAATCGCCCTGCGATTAGACCCCCGATAAAGAAAGCTTAACAAATGAAAAAGTTCTTCCTTGCTACCGCAGCTACCTTCGCTCTGTTTGCTGGTGCTGCTTTTGCTGGTAACGTCAATGGATGTGAAACCATCCCTGTTGATGGTTCTAACTATACCGTTCGTGCAGATGTAACTTGTGCTCTGTCGAATGACCAACCGGATGGTCAAAACATGGTTGGTGCTGTTGGTGCTGCTGCCCTCATCGACCTGATTGAACAGCGCGACAACTAATAGACTAAGCTTTGGCGGAAGCATAAACCGCCACCCTATTTTCTAACTGGCCTCTAACTTTAGCCGCGCGCTTTAGCTTTAGAGTGGGGCGAGTCAGTAAGTAGGTTATAGTATATTTGTCGGTGTAGCTCAGAGGTAGAGCGGCGGTCTCCAAAACCGCGTCAGCGTTGGTTCGATTCCAGCCACCCTCGCCAATAGAGGTGGTATTGAATATGGCAATGAAAACTACAAGTCGAACAACTAAGTGGACATTGGCTGATGGTGCCACCTTTGAACACAAGATTACCGTCAGTTATCCTACAGTGGAGGAACAGCCTTCTGTAGTTTCCCCACCCCCAGTAGTTTCGCCACCTATTATCACCCCACCTGAGTCAGCGCCCAATGAGGTTTTCTTGAACCCCGGTGATGATGTTGTAGGGGCAGCTAGAAAAGCGACCAAAGACACTATTCTTTATCTTAGAGATGGTGCTTATGGTCGTTTACGTTTTGATGGCTTTAGGCCCCCCGGCAAGATTACAGTAAAGGCTGTTAATAGGCGTAAAGCTAGAATCCAACAAGTTCTGTTGCAGAACGCCTCGGACATTACTGTTGAACAACTGTCCATTTGGGACGATCTTTCTGTAGACCGCAATAAACAATGGACTGCTCTTGTAGGTTATCAAGACAATCGTAGGTTTCACGTTCTAGATTGTGAATTTAGGGGTCATCCAGATACAGACTACTTCGCTTGGGACAAAGCTAAGTGGAATAACGCTGGTTCTGTTGGGGATAATGGTTCTATTGGAGGTTCCATCAAGAACTGCCTTGCTACTGGTGTTGGATTTGGTTTCACTGTAGGTAGCAATGTTGTCTTAGAGGGTAACAAGCTTAGGGGCTTCTGTGGAGACGCCTATAGAGCCTTCTCAAGTGCTAAGGTGTATAATAACTACGCCGCCGACAATTTTCAAGTAAACGATAACCACAATGACATGTTGCAGTCGTTTAACCTGGGAACTACCCCATTTGAGGGTCTTGAGATTGTAGGTAATACTCTGGTTTCATGGACAGGACCGAAAGATCATCCGTTGATTACTGACAGTATTCAGTGTCAAGGTTTAGGTTTCTTTGATGGTTTCTGGAATAACCTGGTTGTTAAGGACAACCTGATTGTAACAGACCACTGGCACGGTATCACTATTAACGGTGCAACCAACTCTGTGGTCGAAAACAACTTGGTGTTAAACATTTACGGTAAGAGTGCCCCACATTTAGGTCGCCCTTGGATTCACTTACTCACTCACAAGGATGGTAGGCCCTCTAATAACGTTATTGTTAAGGGTAATAAAGCTTTCTCCATCTACAGCGACCCTAAGAATACTAATATTACCGTTACAGACAACACTATCTTGACCCCCGCTGAGACACAAACTCTTCTTGAGTTACATGCAGCGAGAATCAACCCTAAGTAATGCTCTTGACACCTTTAGCCGGATGAGGCCCGCCTTTGTAACGCGGTTAAGCAGGTTCAATTCCTGACAGGAGCACCATCGTTAGGCAACCTCTGATATAGGGCATGTTGCTGTAAGGGTAAAATCCTCACTCCCTATAAACTAATTCCCTCTTCCTGTTTGCCGTGGGAAGTTTGGAGTAGACCTAATAAGTCACGCCGCTTTGTTTTGTTGGCTTTCTCAAGCGGAAACGGCTAATTATCTCTTTTTACCGTAGAATTATAATTGCGTCGTGGCAGGAAAACCTCTCCTGTCCTACAGGCGTTACTGTATAACATAACAGGTTATCATGAACCAACTCTCCCTCCCATATGATATGAAAATTGGTGAGACTGTGCAGAGCATGGTTCTGGCCGGTGTTGCTGTTTCCGTTATCTTTGATAAAACCAAAGATATGCGCAATGGCCCCCAATCTCTCACAACTTTCTATAAACTCTACCGTAAAGATATTGTTGCAGCAAGGGCACAACTCCATCAAGCTATTGGTTCTGCTATCATGGAGAAAGCTCTTGCTGACCGTGACATGAAGGCTTTAGAACTTGTTGCCAAGACTAAACTTGGTTGGAGTGAGAAACTTATCGTTGAAGAGCAAGACCCGAATAGCCTTGACGAGAACACCAGTGCTATTGATGACCTGCTCGCCAAGTTGAACTTGAAGGGTCAGTCTAATGGTGATGCAGAGTAAATTAGGCAAGAACGGTCTAAACTTACACGCTGATGACCTTCGGGCTATGGGTGTGGACGTTAAGAAAATACTGCTAGAGCTTGGGCCTGTCAAAGCAGAGGAACTCCTCTATACTTGGAGATTTTGGGCTAGACCTGAGCAACTACCCCCTAAACTAAATGAAAACGGTGAGCCGTGGAATATTTGGTTAATCAACGCTGGAAGAGGTTTCGGTAAGACTAGGGCTGGTGTTGAGTGGTGTCGTGAAAAGATTAAGCGTGGTTATCGTAGGGGGATGGCTGTAGCAGCCACAAACTCTGATATTGAACGTGTTATGATTAAGGGTGAGTCAGGTTTTCTAGCTTCTTGTTGGAAAGGTGACAAAGACATTAACGGAAAAGAAATTGGTGCGCCTGAGTGGTCTCCTACTAAAAGGACTCTCACTTGGGCCAATGGTGCTACTATTACCTTCTTTTCCGCAGAAGAACCAGAACGCCTCAGAGGACCGCAAGGCGACTTTGCTTGGTGTGATGAACTCTGTGCTTGGAACAGAGACCGTGATACTTGGGACATGCTGCAATTCTGTTTGCGCTTGGGTAAACACCCACAAGTCTGTATCACAACAACCCCCAAACCCACTAAACTTATTCGTGATATCCTAAAGAACCCCAAAACAACCGTTACTACGGGTTCTACCTTTGACAACTCCGCTAACTTAGCTGAAACCTATATTGAGTCCGTTAGAACCACCTATGAAGGTTCCAGGATTGGCCGTCAAGAGCTTTATGCTGAAATTCTTGATGAAGCCTCTGGTGCGTTGTGGACAAGAGATTTACTTGCCCGTTGTGAAGTAGATATCCCTAATACAGTAGAGTTTGCAGAAACCCTCAACCGTGTTGTTGTATCTGTTGACCCTGCGGTCACCTCTAACGAGGAATCAGACATGACAGGTATTGTTGTTGCTGGTATTGATATCAACGGTGTCTGCTACGTCCTTGAGGACGCTACAGATCGCTTTACCCCTGAACAATGGGCTACAAAGGCTGTAGAATTATACCACAAGTATTCCGCTGATCGTTTGGTCGCCGAAAGGAACCAAGGTGGAGATATGGTGCGCTCTACTTTCAAGACAGTAGATGAAACTATCCCTGTTAAGTTGGTTCATGCCTCCCGTGGTAAGTTTGCTCGTGCTGAACCTGTTTCATCCCTCTATGAGAGGGGTAGAGTTAAACACGCAAGGGGTCTTGATGCCCTAGAGGATCAGTTAGTCCAGTGGGAGCCTTTAGGGTCTATTGGTTCCCCAGATAGGCTAGATGCACTTGTTTGGGCTATCACAGAATTAGCTTTAAAAGGGGTCGCAAGGCCCGATCTTAATTTGGCATACTCTGATAATAAAGGTTTGTCGCACAGATAGGAACAACCATGTTTGAAAGGTTTTTCAAGAAAAGCCCAGAGTTAAGTGCCCCCAAAGCTAAGATGGAACTTGGTGTTGCTGGTAGGTCTACTTATACTGGAACAATCCGAGCAGATGAGTTCCTACAGGAACTTAAGGGTAAGAAGGCTATTCGCAAATATCAGGAAATGCGTGATAACAACAGTGTTATTGGTGCTGTCCTCTATGCGATTGAACAAACTCTTCGCGATGTTAAAATCAAAGTCAAACCCGCAGATGAGTCAGAGGGTGCTAAGAAAGAAGCCACTTTCCTTGAGGAAGTCCTTGGGGATATGGAGTGTAGTCTTGATGACCATATCTCTGAGGCTCTCTCTCACTTGACTTACGGGTTTGCTTGGTTTGAGGTTGTCTATAAAGTCCGTGGTGGTGACACTACCAACCCCAAAAAGAAGTCTAAGTATACAGATGGTCGGATTGGAGTAAAGAAACTTGCTATTCGTGCCCCTTGGACAGTAGATAGGTTCGAGGTGGATCAGGAAACTGGGGATATCCTCGGTATGTGGCAGGAAACGTCTTGGGGTAAACCTCAAGTAATGATCCCCACCAATAAATCTCTTTACTACCGCACAACTACTCTGAACAATGATCCATCTGGACGATCTGTTCTGCGTAATGCTTTCGTAGCTTATACTTATCTGAACAAAATTCAAGACTATGAAGCTATTGCTATTGAACGTGAACTCCACGGTGTTCCTGTTGGTCGTATGCCTGCTGAATATCTTGGCACAGATGCTACAGATGAACAGAAGCAAATCCGCTACATGTTCGAGACTATCCTTCGTGATCTAAAGAAGAACGAACAAGGATATGCCCTGCTCCCCTCTGATCTTTATGTTGATGCAGACGGTAAACCTACCAATCAACGCTTGATGGATCTTGAACTGATTACTGCCAACGGTAGTCGTTCTATTGACATTGATCCAGTCGTTCGCCGTTATCAGCATGACATTGCCCGCTCGGTTATGGCTGAGTTTATGATGCTTGGTAGTGGTAGCGGCTCTTATGCCCTCTCTAAATCTAAAACTGACCTTTTCCTCCGTTCCTTGGAGAGCTATATCAACACTATTGTTGACGTGCTTAACAAACAACTGGTTGAACCTCTGTGGAGGATTAACGGGTTGCCGTTTGAAACAATGCCTAAGCTTGAAGCTGGCGATGTTGCTCCACATGACTTGAAAGAGATTGCCTCTTTCCTTCGTAACCTTAACGGGGCTAATATCAGTGTAGCGGACAACGTAGAGGTAGTGACTGATCTTATGGAAATTGCTGAACTGGACTTCGATAGCGAAGCTTACGTTGAGAATAAAGAGAAGCAAAAGTTGGAAGAGCAAGCGGCTAAAGATCGAGAGTTTGAACTCCAATCTCAAGCTATGCAGTCAAAAACACAACCTCAAGAGGCCCCACCTCGGAAACCAAAAGGTAAAACCTAATGTCTAGTTTTTCTGACTACCTTGAGAACGCGGTCTTAAACCACGTCTTTCGTAATACAACTCTAACATCCCCAACTACAACTTACTTGGCTCTTTATACAGCCTCTCCTACGGATGCTGGGGGTGGAACCCAAGTTTCTGGTGCGGGGTATGCTCGTCAAGCTATTACCTTTGGTGCCCCATCGGGGGGTGCTATCAGCAATACCAGTGCTGTCTCTTTTACTGCCTCTGGGGGTAACTACGGAACGGTCGTTGCTGTAGGTATCTTTGATGCCTCTACTGCTGGTAACTTGCTTGCTTGGGACGATATCACATCTGCTGTTATCAATGATGGCGATACTCTAAACTTCCCGATTGGTGATATTGATATTACGTTAACCTAAAGGTTTAAAGACATGACCATTGCAAATATGAACGATCTTGTTAACGCAATGGGTAATAACTCTTCGCGTATTATCATTGATAAAGCTAGTATCTCGAACACTGTTGCGGGGCAATGGCACAGTCTTTGGAGGGCCACAGGTCAGCCGGGACAAGCAGCTATCCCCTCCACAGCGGCCACTTGTGATAACACCCTTTTAGGCTCTATCGGTTTTACTCAACAAACTGCACCTGCAACATCTTACTTAGGCATCCTTGATGGGGTCTGTAGTAACGCAGGTTCTACGTTAGAAATCCATGACCGCCTAATGCACATGGGGGGTCTTGTTGGTAACGTCACAACCTCTCAAACTGTTAACCTAGACCTCCACGCAAACATTGCCAGCGACAACTTAACTGCTCGTATTGGTGACTCTAACTACTCCGATGTTCAGTGGTGGTTGGAGTGGTATACGGATACGGGCGCTACAGCCTCTAACGCCACTATCAACGTTACCTATAACGACGCTACCTCCGGGGACCTAACTGTTGTTGCTGTCGGCGGAACGGTCAGGGCAAGTCGTATGATCCCCCTCAATGGCTTAATCCCTTCCGCTGCATCGGGTAAGTTTATTAGGGATATCAACACCGTTATTCTCTCAGCATCAACAGGAACAGCGGGTAGTTTTGGTTTTACTGCTACGAGATATCGTGGTGGTCTCTATAAACCCCTAGCTAATACTCGTTGGATTGCGGATTGGGCCGCTTTGGGTCTTCCCGAAGTTCCCAATGAGAGTTGCCTCTTCCCCATTCAAATTGCCGGAACTACATCTACAGGTGCAGTTAGAGTTACCGGCAAGGTAATCCATGGCTAGTGATTTTCGTCAGTTTCCTGGGGGCATAGGTGCGGCGGCTCTATGGTCCAATGAAACACTCGCAAGTCAATTAATACTAGATGCTTTCTTTGGGCCACCTGTAGCCGGTTCTGTTGATCGTTCCGCTGCAATAGCCTCTACCTCTGGTGTGGTTGTCTCTAGGAGAATAACTTCTAACAGGCAAGTGGCAGCAACCTCTAATAGCACAGTTACTGTCGAAAGGCAGGTGCTAAAGGATAGACAAGCTGCTGTTAACTCGACAAGCACACTTTCTGTCTTAGCGGGGGTTATTCGTAATCGTCAAGCCCTTGCTGCTTCGATTAGCACTCTTGCTGTATTACCAAGATCAACTCTCAACAGACAAACCGCTGTAACTTCTGTCAGCACACTTTCTGCCTTAAGACAAGTCACAAGAACTAGACAGGCACTTGTGTCCTCCACTAGCACCCTTGCTGTCCTGTCTCAAACTGTTAAGAGCAGAGCGGTTGCAATATCCTCTGCCTCTAGTTTAACGGCTGCGTATACCACCTCTGGTGCACAGAGTAGAGTAGTTGCGATAGACTCCTCTTCCACTGTTATTGTTAACAGGACTATTACTAGACGTGCCGCTGTTGTAGTTAACTCTAGTAGCACGGTTGCTGCTCTTCGTCAGATTACTCGTAACAGGCAGACTCTTGCTGCTTCTACCAGCACAGTTTCCGCTGCGTATACGGTAACAAGAAATAGAACCTCTGCTATAAACTCTGTTTCTATTCTGACGGCTGCATATACCACACCTGGTTCTCAAAATAGAGCAGCGGTAATCTCTTCTGTCTCTTCTCTTGCGGTAAATAGGACAATTACTCGTCCCAGAGTAGTGGGTATAACTTCCGCCAGCACTGTTGCAGCAGTAAGGACAAAATCCTCCACTAGACAAGTAGCAATAACTTCTAATAGCCTTGCTAACCTTATTGCAGGGGTTCGTCGTAACAGATCAGCATTAATTTCTTCTGTCTCTTCTCTTGCTGCTCTTGCACAGACGGTTAGCGTAGGAACATCTATTACGATAGAGGGTAGTCCTTTTGCTGGACTTGTCCTTGATGCTCAATTTAACAATACACCCTTTGAAGGGTTACCTAACGGTTTATTTGACTTGATTGGTGACCCTGATCCACAAGTTGTTTCTGGTTCCCCCGATAACTCCCCTGTATTAACAGGTTCTCCATTCTATTGAGGTTAAAATGGCCGCTAATACAGATATCACAGGCTTCTTCAAGGGGGAAGTTGTTGACATTACCTTTCTAGCCAAGAATAGGGACGGTTCTATCTTGTCCTCTGCGGCAACAGCAACTGTCTCTATTACTATCGGGCTAACCCCAAAAGGTGACCCTTTACTTGAGTTTACTACTGTTACTGGTGAAATTAGTTTAATCTCTGCACCAGCGGGTTCTTTTAGAATCTTATTGGACACTACCAAACTAGCTAGCCTAACAGAGGGTAAAATCTACCACTATAATATTTGGACTTGGCAGAGTGCTTCCTCTAAAACCTTACAAGCTCAAGGCAAGTTTATCTTACAAAACTCCATTTCCCCACCATAATTAGGGTATTTTCAATGGGATTATCCTCAAGAATTGGTATGGGTATTGTATCCCCTTTCCTATATACTGCGCCTGTAGGAATTTCTAGGGCCGGTGTATCTGCCCTGGTGGGATCAAACAGCAGCGCAAACCTGACAGTAGATGTTCCGGCAGGTAGCAACGGGGAATACCTTGTTACAATTGTGGTGACAAGAACTGGCGACCGTATTCCCACAACACCCTCTGGTTGGATTAAAATAGGGACTGGCGCGGGTTGGTCTACGGGTGAGCCTGCTATATCTGTTTTCGGTAGGGTCCGTGACGGGACAGAGGGTTCTACCTTGACTATCACAACACCCGCCGCAGCTTATATCTTAGGTTTTATGGCAGCTTATACCAATGTTGCAGGAAATGGCGCGGAGAGCACTGTAGCCTCTTTTGGTGCTCCTTCTAGAGCAACACCAACACTAACCGCAAGTGCTGGAAGCTGTATTCTTCACATCTGGACACTTGCTGCGGCTGGGAATGTAGTGACACTCCCAAATGCAGGGGATTTAGTTCAGTCTGGAACTATCCCCAATGGTGCTTGGTTCCTCGGTGCTGAAAACCAATTTGGAGTTAGTGCAGGAACTACCACAGGTAGAACAGCCTCTTCAACAGTTTCGGGTAACTGGAATGCTATGCAAGTAGAGTTACTGGCAGCTTAGGAAAGCCTAATGTTATGACGGATATTAACACCACGCTTAAGAGCGAAGTTTTTAAGTTTGACAATGAACAACGTCTTGTTTATGGTTGGGCTTATGTTTCTACTGTTAATGGTGAGATTAGCCTAGATCATTCTGGTGAATATATTCGCCCAGAAGAGTTGGTTAAAGCAGCCACTAACTTTATGTTAGATGTTCGGGTAGCAAAAGCTATGCACACTGGTTCTCAAATTGGAGAAATTGTGCACTCGTTACCCGTTACTAAAGAGATTGCTAGTTCTTTAGGATTAACCACTGACCGTGAAGGTTGGATCATTTGTATCAAGGTGCACGATGATGCTGTGTGGGATCAAGTTAAGAGCGGCAAGTTGTCAGCCTTTTCGATAGGCGGACGTGCTTTGAGAGGAACTGAATAATGGAACTCACTCAACTTGATCTTTTTGAGGTTTCTCTCGTAGACGCGGGGGACGATCCTCTCGCAAAGGTCACTTTACTTAAACGAAAAGGAAATTCCGAAATGTCCGATGAGACTAAGGAACAAATGGAAAAACAACTTGCCGACGCTGCTCAAGAAGTTGAAACGCTGAAAACCAAGATTGTAGAACTTGAGACTGTTGCTGCCGAAGTGGAAACGCTTAAAGCTAAGGTGGAAGAGTTTGAAGCTGCTGAGATTGAAAAGTCGAGGCCAAAAGAAGAAATGATGGACTTTGACGGTGAAAAGGTTGCTAAGTCAGCTATCCCCGCACCAGTCCTCAAACAACTAGAAGAGTTGGAAAAGGCTAAAGAAGCCGAAGAACTCCGTAAACGCGCTGATGAAAAGCTTCCTAATTTTAAGGGTAGTGCTGACCAACGTGGTAAACTGCTTAAGTCGATTGGTGACGACGCCGAACTCCTGGAAATGCTCATTGCTGCCGATGCTCTGTTTGCAATGCTTCTCACAGAGAAAGGTAAGACTGACGCTACCGAAGAACTTAAGGACGCATCGGGCAAGCTTGACGAGTTGGTTAAAACTTTCCAAGAAACCCACAAAGTTACCTACCAACAAGCTTATGCAGAGGTAGCCAAGACTAAAGAAGGTCTTGCCCTCATCAACAAAACCTACAAAAAGTAGTTTGATTAACGTGGTGGTCTCTAGACACTGTTCCCTATGCAAAGAACAAAAAGGGGCTAATTGTTTTTACCTCGTAAAAGGTAAACTTAGCTCTAGATGTATCTCTTGTAATAGGGAATATAAAAAACTTTGGTCTTTACGTAACAAAGAAAGGGTTAAGTCTTACGAAAATGCTCGCTATAAAAGTGACGAGAGTTTTAGGCTATATAGGCTTAACACCGCTAAAAACAGTTACGCTGAGGATAAAGATACTAAAAACTACAAACATAAAAAAGCTTGTAGAGAGGCTTCACGTAGATCGCAAAAACTAAAAGCAACCCCGAGATGGCTTACAGAAGAGCATCTAAAGCTTATAGAGAACTTTTATTGGCTTTGCGCAGATTTAAAGGCTGTTACGGGGGAGGTTTACCACGTAGACCACATTGTCCCCTTACGAGGAAAGAACGTTTGTGGACTCCATGTCCCGTGGAACTTACAAGTGTTACCCGGTGACTTAAACGTATCAAAAAACAACAGATACCCAATTTAGGAGAAAAAAATTGGCCTTTCAGGAACAAATTGCAGCGCGCACTTACATTGCTAACGCCGCTATCCCGCAATTCACCTTTGTCACTATGCCCGATTCTAACGGTCGTGTTGGCCCCCTGACTACCTCCACCCGTTCGGCTGGTGTCGCCCTTCAACCCACTACGGCTTCCCTTCAATCGCTTGCTGTGGCCTATGACGGTCGTGTGCAGGTGATCGCTGGGGCTTCCATTACTGCTGGTGCTGCCGTCATGTCTAACGCTACTGGCCGCGCTATCACAGCTACCTCGACCAACACTGTGCTGGGCTATGCCCTTGAGGGTGGCGCTAACAACCAAGTCATCACTATCGAACTTGCACGTTCGGAACGTGTGGCCTAATCTTAGTCATTAAAAGGATACTAAAATGGCTTTACTTACTGCTTCTCAGGTCCACATTGACCAGCCGCTGACTAACCTTACTATTGCGTTCCTGCAAAATACTACAGGTTTTGTTGCTGACCAAGTGTTCCCTCGTGTTTCGGTTGCTAAAAAGAGTGATCGTTATTACATCTGGCCCCGTGGTCAGTTTAACCAAATGGACGACATTAAAGAACGTGCGCCCTACACCATGGCCCCGGAAGTCGGTCTGACGGTTTCCTCGGATAGCTATCTGTGCCGCGTTTATTCGGAAGCTGCTCCGATTGACTTCGAGACTGCCGCTAACGAAGATGCCGTTCTCAACGTCAAAGCCGCTCTTGCTGCGCAGAAGACTCAGCGTTTCCTGATCCACCGTGAACAGACTTGGGCTGACCGCTTCTTCACCACAGGTGTTTGGGCAACTGATTGGGCCGGTGTCTCGGGTGCCCCTGCTGCTAACCAAGTTCGTCAGTGGTCGGATTACGTCAACTCGACCCCCATTGTTGATGTGCTGAATATCTCGCGCACCATGCAACTGCGCTCGGGCGGATTTAAACCCAACGTCATGGTTATGGGTAAAGAAGTTCGCGATATCCTCATTAACCATCCGACAATCCTGAACCGCCTGAATGGTGGTGCGACTGTTACTAACACCGCCCTTGTCACGGACGCTAAACTTGCCGAAATCTTCGGTATGGAAAAAGTGCTCGTTATGGAGGCTGTCCGTAACACCGCTAAAGAAGGTCTGGCTGAATCTAACGCCTTCATCGGTGGTAAGGCTGTTGCCTTCTACTATGTCCCGCCTGCTGCTGGCCTCATGGTTGCCTCGGCTGGTATGACCTTCACATGGGATGAACTGGATCACGCCTCGGGCTACGGTATCACGATCAAATCGTATACTGGTGACTGGCTGGCAGAGCGTGGCATCGCTGAAAAGATCGAGGTTAACATGGCTTATGACCAGAAGGTTGTGGCTTCTGACCTTGGTGGCTTTATTACCACTGTTGTTGCCTAATATTGGGGAGGGTTGATCGTGTCCCGACTACGTTTTGATCCTCGCCGCCCTGTCTTTGTGAGTCAACCGTTTCAACTTAGCAATAAGATTTGGACGGTTGACTCACACTTCCCTTGGGAAACCTTTGGTTGGGACTACCAAGGAAGCGAGATACACTTCTACTACGACAACTTTTACCTGAACCACAGGCCCGATCTAGAGGGTTCTATGGCAGATTTTGTTGGGGCTAGAGGGGATGGCTTAGATGCTATGACTCTAGAGGCTCTACATGACTTGCGAAATACTATCAACAAGCAAGTTAAAGCCAAGGCTGCTAACGCCAGAGAGATACAAAAGAAGTCTTGTGCTTTCTCTAAGGTTAGGTGGAAGCAGATAGGTAAGATCAGAAGTTGGCGCGCTGCCTACGGGCACATGGAACATTAACTACCGGAGGGGTAGATGACATATACTTATGACCCTGTTGATCTAGTAACCACTACCCCTTCTGGAAGACTTAATGTCGTTAGGCTTCTTGTTGGAGATAATGACTCTACACAACCCCAGATGCAAGATGAAGAAGTCTACTTCGCACTTGCTGAGAACAACGACAACGTATACTTTTCTGCTGCTTTCTGCGCAAGACTTCTGGCTAGTAAATACGCTAGGATGGTTAACACCCAACTTGATGGGGCATTAGAGGCAGAGTATAGCGACCGTATTAAGCAATACACAATCCTCGCTGTTCAGTTATCTGAATTAGGGAAACGCCAAGGCGGAAAGACAGTTGGCCTTGCCGCTGGTGGTATTTCCAAAGCGGCTATGGCTGCGGCAAATCAACTTACAGATAGAGTAAAACCAGAGTTTAATGTGGGACAATTCGATAATCCTAGTTCAGCAGGTTACTTGTCGGGAGAAGACTAATGTTTGATCCTTCCTCCCTTAGACAGTTAATCAATGAGCACGGTATTACGATAACACTTCGTAAGAAAACTCAAGGTGCATACGATGTAGCCACGGGGACAGTCAGTCAAACAAACACAGACTACACCCTTAAAGGTTTTTTCTTCAATAATGACCCGTCCGTATCGGAGTTTCAAATCCAGCAAACTGGAGAGAGACGTGTTGTCCTCTCGGACAAATTAGAAAACGGATCAAACACTCCTGACGTTGATACTACAGATGAGATTGTCTTTGGGTCTAAGACTACAACTGTTATTCGAGTTACCCAGATTTCTTCCTCTACATCTACTATGTGTCAGATGTGTTACTTGAGAGACTAACATGGCACAAAGGACTTTCTTGAGGCAGTTAAAAGATTTAGAAGACAGGGTTAAAGAGGTTCAACCTAGAATACTTGAGAAAGCCGCTTACTTTTTAGTTGATCCACAGTATTCCCCAGATGACACTGGTGCATATATCCTGTCTCATTCTATAGGTCGCTCTGGTAATGTTGGTAGGGGTATCTCTTCACACGGCAGAGTTTCTGCTAGAGATACGCACAGAGAAAGTGCCCTATCTGGTTTACTCTCTCAAGTGGCAAATATCCCCAATACATCAACTAGAGTTTGGATAGGTAACAACTCCCCTCACGTTAACGCTGTTGAGTTTGGAGAGCCTGGACGTTGGAAAAGGTCTGGTTATTTCGTGTATACAAACCTACGTTCCCGTTTTCCGTCTATGGTGGCTAAGGCTATCTCGGAGTTAAGATTAAAATGAGTATACTTAACACTATCAAAGCTGCCCTAGAAAACCACTTAATTACGATGCCGGGGGTGTTCACTGTTCACCCACAGAACGTATCTTATGACCCCGACCCTAACACAAACTTCATCCGATCTACGTTTGTAACAACCAATATCCAACCGGCTGTTCGAGGATTAAACCCTTCGTTAAGATACTCTGGTTTTTTCACTATGTTGATCTGCACACCAGAAGGTAGTGGCTTAGGTGCTGCTATGTCTCAAGCGGAAGCTCTCCTAGACAGATTTAGGCCAACAACAGACATTTCATACTCCGGTATTATTCTCTCTGTTGAGGATGCCACCACGAATAATGACTACTACTCCCCCCCATTCAACTGTCTGCCGGTGACTGTCAACTGGTATATTTACTCCCAAAATTAAGGATAATCTAAATGCCTTTTGCACAAAATGCCCGCTCTGGTCTTTCTTATGTCCCGGAAGTTACCTTTGGTGTTACACCGGGTAGCCCCGCTTTAGTTCAGTTACCACTCAACACTCACTCCCTTAGTCTGACTAAGGACCGTGTTCAAGGTAACGAAATCCAACCTGATCGTATGGTTAGGGTTGATCGTCACGGTAACCGTCAAGTTGGTGGTGATATCGTTGTTGATCTTCGTAAAGCAGATTTTGACCCTTTGTTTGAAAGTGCTCTCATGAGTTCTTTCGCTACCTCTGCTTCCATTGCCACCACGGCGGCTGCTGGTTCTGCTGGAACCGCTACTCTTACTTTCGCTGTGCAAACAGTCCCTCCGTTCCCTGTAGGCTCTGCTATTACTGTTGCGGGTGTAACACCTGCTGGGTATAATGGAACTTGGACTGTTACGGCTTGCACTACCACTACGGTTTCTTTCCTTAGTGCTGCCACAGGTGCTCAAACTGTTGCGGGAACTATTGTCAATCGCTCTCTTAAGGTTGGGACAACTCCTAAGTCTTTTAGCATTGAAGATGAAGCTGCTGATATTGCGCAGTATCGCCTGTTCACAGGTATGACCGTTGATACAGTTGCTGTCTCCATTAAGCCTAACGAAATGGTCACCGCCACCTTCTCTATGGTTGGTAAAGACATGACTATTTCCGGCACGTCCCTTGATCCTACAAAGACGCCCACAAGCTCTAACCAACCCTTCGATAGTTACTCCGGTGCTCTGTCTGTTGGTAACGCGGGTGCTGCAATGACTACCATTGCTATTATCACGGGTATCGACTTCTCTGTTTCCAACTCCGTCACTCCCACTTTTGTTGTTGGCTCTTCTTCGACACCCCAACTTGAGTTTGGTATGGCTGCTGTTGAAGGGACTATCACCGCTTACTTTGAAGACTCCAGTTTGATTAACCGTTTCATTAACGAGACTGCTACGGCTTTCCAAGTCACAGTGAATGACCCTAGTGGAGCATCTAACTACACGTTCCACTTTCCTCGTGTAAAGATCAACGGTGCAGATGTTCCTGTTGATGGACCCACTGGTTCTCGTATTGTGACACTCCCGTTTGTTGCTCTATATGACACGGTGGAAAATACTAACATCGAAATTATTCGGAACCCGACCTAATAGGTTGGCAGGGTGGGCTTGGTTGTCGGGGCTAGGCTCACCCGTTTTATTTTTCCCGACACAATAAGGAATCCCCGACATGGACTTAAGTAACTTTATCCCTAAAGAAGACGTTACAGTTGTAGAGATTAAACACCCTATCACGGGGGAAGTTTTGAAGACTGACGAGGGTGAGACTATGGCTATCACAGTCTATCTGCCTCACAGTAAAGAGTATAGGGCTGTTGTGCACTCTCAGACTAACGCTCGTATTCAAAGGGCACAAAAGACTAAAGGTGTTTATACCTCGGAAGAAATCGAGCAGGCTACTATTGACCTGATTGTTAACACTACAAAAGACTGGAATGTGCAGTTCAACAAAACTACACCCAAGTTCAGTGCAGAGGCTTGCCGAGATATTTATGATAAGCTTCCTTGGGTTAGGGCACAGGTGTTACAAGCCCAAGAGGATTTCACTAGTTTTTTGAAGGTCTAGCCTCTCAACTAGAAAAGTATGCCGAGTGGGATTTCAAGTTGGCAATACCGGATAAAGAGGGCGTTGCTGAGAGAGAACACTTAAAGCAGGTAGAAAAACAAACAGGCAAAACCCCCTTGGCTTTAATCAGCCCCGAGTTTCCTGTAGAGTTAGACTACCTGTGGTCTTACTTTCTAGAGTTATCTTCTACAAGGCCACAAGGTTATTCTGGGCCATTACCTATAACTTATCAAGAGATACAAGCTTGGTCGGAGTTAACAGGTAATAAAATAACACCTCTTGATGTTGAAGTTATTAAGAGGCTAGACCGAATCTATACTAGGGTGATAAGCAATGGCCGATCTTAATGTTACCGCTGACTTTAAAGATATTCAGAAGTTAGAAGCCGCCCTTGGGGAACTCGGCCCTGCTTTTGCCCGTGCTGTTGCGCGTATCAAGCGTGAATCCCAACTAATGACTGCTGCTACACAAGCTACTGCTACTCAAATGGCTAAGGCTTTAGATGAAGTGGTTGGGGCCAAGGCTCAAAGAGAATTGGAACAGTGGGGCGCTGCACAGCGTAAAAGGCTCTCCCTTATGGAGCAGTCTGAAAGGTTAGCCCAAAAGGAAACTACTGCTATTCTCCGTCAGCGTGACGCTATGGAGGAACTTGCTAGGTCTACCGCCAAGAACTATCAATCGCAAGTGGGTAAGACTTTAGGGTTAGGTGCGGTAGGTATCTCCGCTGGCGCTAGTGCTGATGCTTTTGGTGCAGAGATTGAACGTCTCCGCTCTAAGTATGATCAAATCTACGGGGCCTCTAAAAAGTATGAGTCTTCTCTTAACGAGATTAACCGTGCGCATATGCTTGGCGCTCTCAACGCTAAACAGCACGAAGCTGCTGTCGAGAGACTTAATCAAGAGTTTGCTATGTCTGGCTCTGGGGCCGCTTTTGCATCCGGTCGTATGTCTCAGTGGGGGGTTGTTACTCAACAAGCGGGTTATCAAGTAGGTGACTTTTTAGTCCAAGTTCAATCTGGAACTAACTGGATGGTAGCTTTTGGGCAACAGGCTACCCAATTGGTTGGGACATTGCCTTTGGTCGCTGGTCAACTAGGTATGACAACTGCTGCTGCTATCGGCCTATCTACTGCCCTTGGTATTGGTATCCCTTTGGTTACAGCTATTGGTGCTTACTGGATGAGGACTTCTTCTGAGGTCGCTGGTAATACACAAATAGAAGATAAAATTAAGTCTATCATTCAAGAGACAGAAAATTTACAACAAGCTTGGGACAGTTTAAAATTTGGCTCTTCTGTTGGTGGAGATTTAGACAGGCTTCAAGCCAGGGCTAATGCTCTTAGTGAACAAATTCGTCAACTTACTCAAGAGGCTATAGACAGTAAACTGCGTCTATTTGTTAATATTAACGGACCAGCTATTGCTGCTGCTGAGGAAGAACTTAGGCTTGTTATTGAGCAATACAATGCTCTACAAAAAGAGGCCCAAGCTAGAGAAAAATTAGCTGCGCAGTTAAAAGTTGCGGAGACTATAAATGCCCGCATGGTTGGTTTAAACGACGCTATCCTTATGGCTATGGCTAAACAAGAGGGTGCAATCAAACGTGGGGCTGACAGACTTGCTGAGGGTGAGCGTTATGCCGAATCCGTAAAATCTATTCTAGAATCTATTGGGGGTATGCAACTCAATGTTGGATTAAATATCCAAGCTAAGATATCTGGCTTACCCGCTTTTGCTACGGGTTTGTGGGATAAACTTGGCGCTTTAGGTAGCGTTGGGAACTATCAATCAAGTGGTCGTGGAAACATAAACCCAAACTCTACAGACGCAATGCTAGCTGGGCTCAACAGTGGTATGCTTCTTACATCCCAGCAGTTTGATGGCTCTGGTGGTGGGGGCGGTGGTGGAGGTTCTGACCCCTTTACAGATCGGTTCAAACAACTCCAAGAGTATTTGCAATCCGAAGCAGAACTTGAGATTGCAGCCTACGAAGAAAAACAGTCCACCCTACAGACCGCTCTTGATCGTAAGCTTATTACCATCGCAGAATACAACGAGATGGAAAAGCAACTCCAAATGGAGCATTATCAAGCTCTAAATGAATTGGATGCTTACCGTTATGGGGATGGGCTAGCTAAAGCAGAAACATTCTTTGGGGATATGGCATCTGCATTTCAAAGTGGTAATGATAAAATGGCTAAAGCGGGGCGTGTGTTCGCTGGTATTGAAGCCACCATCAACGCTTATAGGGCTTTTAACCAAGTTCTTGCTGACCCTACATTACCCTTCTTTGCTAAAATTCCCGCTGCTATTTCCGTATTAGCTGCTGGTATGCAAACTGTTTCAGCTATCAAATCCGGCTCTAGTAGCCGGGGTTCAGGAGGTGGTGGTCGCGGAACATCTACTGCTACACCAGCCGCTGCCGCTGCCCCAACTCCACAGACAGTCTACATTGATAGCTTAGACCCGAGTGGACTTTACAGCGGACAAACTCTGATTAACTTGTTTGATGCCTTCTATGATGAGAACGATAAACGCGGAAAGGTGTTTGTTGTAGCGAGAGGATAATATGACTATCAAGATTGAAAATGCCCCGACTTCTGCCGATAGCCTTCCCACTATCCTTTGGAATAACCTCTTGCTTGGTAAAACGTTGGCAGCTTCTACGGAGGCTGCTGACTACCCCAAAGAGAACATTAGAACTGAGAATACAGTTAAAGCTTGGCGTCCTACTGCACTACCAGCCACTATTTCTGTGGACCTAGGTTCTTCAACGGCAGTAGATAGTTTTTCTATTGTAGGGCATGACTGTGGGACTAAAGGTAATACTATTCTTTTAGAATCTTCCCCAGACAACTCCGTGTGGACTACCCGTTGCACTGTTGTCCCGACAGACAACACAACTATCTTAGGGTTGTTCACCAGTTTCTCCGCTCGCTATTGGAGATTATCTATCTCTGGTGGCACTGTGCCTACCCTCAGTGTATGGCTATTAACCCAAAGATTTAATATGCCCGCTGGGGTTAAGCCCCCTTATACTCCCATGTGGTTGGCTCAAGATTTTGACCTGTTAACTGGTATGACTATGGGTGGTCAATTCTTGGGTAACCGTGTTTTGAGGAAGGGTGGTAGAACAACTATCTCTCTTGTATCCTTAGAGACTGGCTTTGTTGAAACCACGCTTATCCCTTTCCGGGAACATTACAACTCAGGCAAAGCTTTTGTATTTGCGTCCTCTCCACAATCCTTCACCAAAGACGTTGGATATGCTTGGCGAACAGAGGGGTCAGTAATGTCTCCTACGTTTGATGAAACAGGTAACTGGATGAGCACAAGTATGGAAGTTTATACCTATGGCGAATAGAGAGCCTATCCAATATGTAGAGATTGATACGGACTATTGCGTTAGGTCCTACGCTGATGGGTTGTGCGGGGCCTCTTTGGTTGCCGCTGGTAGCAGACGCAATAGCACTCTTTACTCTCAAGACTTTAGTAACGCCTATTGGACTAAAGTAAGGTCTGCTGTCTTTGGAGGTATGACAAGCCCTTTACTTGACACTACAGCGAACAACTTGAGGGAAGATACTAGTAACAATACCCACTATGTTCAAAGTGGTTATACCGTTTTAGGTAGTCTCCCTACGGCAAGTGTATTCTTGAAAGCTAACACAAGGACACAAGCTTTTCTTCAAATAATTGGGGAAAGTAGTTCCCCTATTGTAGCAAGCAATACCTTGGTCGTTGATTTGACAAACGGCTCTGTCTTAAGCGGCGGCCCTGCTACTATTGTGGATATGAGTAACGGTTGGTGGAGGGTTTCCTTTGCCGCTACAACCTCTGCTACAGACTATGCTATTAGGGTTGGAACAGCCAACGGTGGGGCTACTAGTTACTTAGGGGATGGGGCTTCTCGTATCAACCTTTGGGGCGCTCAATTAGAAACTGGCACAGGGGCTTCTTATTATAAGCCAACAACCTCAGCGACTGTAGCAGAAGTTCGTGCTAAAACTGGTGAACGTAAGTGCTTTAATACCTTTGGCACTTGCCAGTTTCAATCTGCTTTTACCAAGTCTACCAAAAAACTCACCTTCATTAATAATAGGTCTAACCTCCCCAAAGGGCTTGTTGCATACCCTGCCCTTAAAGATAATGGTGTTAGTGCTTTTTCTAGCACAGTTAACGTTGCGGGCAGTAACCCCCGTATGAACGCTTTTGGGCGTAGGGCTTCCGTCACAGTTTCACTTAAAGATTTTGTAGACGATGATGTTTGGTTTGATAAATACCAATTAGAGCGTATCTCTGGGGCTGCTCAAGCCAGTGGTGTTGGCTATGATCCTGGTTCTGTTGGAACCTTCTTTACTCGCTTAAAAGCTAGATGGCCCTATTACGCTGGCAGACCCTTGAGGGTTATTGATGGTTATGTGGACGATGGTATTCTTACCGTAACACAAACTAGGCACTTTATTATCACTGATATGAATGGCCCTGATAATGATGGGAACGTTACCTTTGAGGGTAAAGATGTTCTTGCGTTAGCAGACGACAAGAAAGCATTAGCCCCCACACCCTCTAAAGGAAAGCTTGGGGCTAACGTTACTGCTGCGGTTGGTCAGACCTTTAGCCTGACCCCATCAGGTATCCAAGCAGAATATCCTACCTCTGGCTGGGGAACTATTGGTTCCGAACTAGTAACTTTTACCCGTTCTGGGGCTGTAGTAACCTTGACTGGCCGTGGGCAAGAGGGCACTGTTGCTGCTACTCACAGTTTGGGAGACACTTTCCAAGTTGCTCTTTATATTAGTGGGGCAAGGGTGGATGATACTATCTATAGCTTATTGACCACTTACGCCAAAGTTCCAACCAGTTTCTGTCCCCTTGTAACAGAGTGGGAACCAGAAATTACTAAGTGGATGGACTCTGTTCTTCTAAAGACTGTGATTACAAAACCCACAGGTGTTGCCCAATTGGTTGGGGAACTATCTGATATCGGTGTTTCTGTTTGGTGGGACGATGTTAATCAGAAGGTTAGGCTTCTAGCTACTCACCCTGTAGATGATGAACTTGTTGTGCCCATCTCCGATAACTTGGATATCAAGGCTATCTCTCAAGAAGATTTTGACGAGGATAGGGTAACCCAAGTTCATTTCTATACTAAGCAGTCTGATCCTACAAAAGACTACAAAGACAAGAACAATTACGATAGGTTAAACGTCTTGGTAGACACAACGGCTGAGTCTGTTAATGCCTACAATGATACTAAAGTCAGGGAAGTCTTCTGTCGTTGGTTGAATGATGGCGCGGACGCTATTGTAAGAACCCTGTCTTTAAGGTTGCTCAAGAGACTTAACACCCCGCCTGTGCACTATACGATTGTGTTAGACGCAGAGCTAAAGACTCTGAATCTTGCAGATGTTGTAGAGCTTGATAGCAGGGTCGCCACGGATGAGACTGGCTTGCCTGTCAAGAAACTTCTACAGATTATTCGTAGGACAGAAAAGAAATCTGGGCATGAGGTAGAGATAGAGGCTCAGTCCTTCCGCTATGATGGTAAATATGGGCAGGTCATGGCTAATGGTAGTCCTGTATACGGTTCCGCTACGGATGAACAAAAAAGACTTGGGGCCTTCTTTGTAGGAACAAGTTTAAAGTTCTCGGACGGCTCTCCCCCATACGCTTTTATCTAACTCGACAGGTATTTAAATGACTACATATATTGCAATCAGTGATCCCGAGACTGACCCCGATGCTCCGTTAACTGCTGAGTTGGCTAAGAAGTGGAGGGATAATCCTCTTGCTGTCGCTGAGGCTGATTCTACTGCACCAGTAAATCAAGGTAACTGGCATCCCTATAACAAGGTGACGAACGGCGACAGCAATGACGGGGTGTTCTACGACTTCGCGGTTTCCGGGGCCTTGGCCTCGGTGCAGTCGCCCATTTTCGCTGACGGCTATGAATACATGGTTCGCGGACTGGGATTGTCCTGCACCACTGGTGGGGCTTTCCAAGTCGAGGGGCGGCGGGAGTCCGATGCTGCTTACAACGCAGCCGTGACTGTCTTCAACACCATTAGCGGAGCGACCATCCTCTCATTCGAGATGATGTGCCCGACCGTTCGACTTTCGCAACAGATGCACGTCTTTCCGACCCAAGGGGTCTTCGGCGGGGCAAGCAATGGAGGCATTGCCGGTGTAACCGGAACGTGGGGCCACGCGCAGGCTACCGCACAGAAAGTCCAGCGGCTGCGGTTCAGCTATGCCTCTGGCAACATCGACGCGGGCCAGATGATCCTTCTGCGCCGCCGTCTTATTGTATAATGTTTTAAGAGTATCCCGATGAACAATGAACTTTTCTTCTCTACACTACGTAAGTCTTTATTCAAGAAGTTGTCCACCAATCAAGTGGAGGGGATCAATGGTATCCTCTCTGCTATGGATCAGGTAGGTAACGGGGATAAAGACTTACTAGCTTACGCCCTCGCTACAGCCTACCATGAGACAGGCGCTCGTATGGTCCCTGTCAGAGAGGGTTTTGCCACTACAGATGCGGGCGCTAGACGTGCTGTTAATGCTTTGGCTAGGAAGCGCGGCCCTAACTCTGCTGTAGCCCGCTACGCTCAACCTGCCGGCCCCTACGGGCATGTCTACTATGGTAGGGGTCATGTGCAACTCACTTGGTTAGAGAACTACCAGAACAGTTCCCCTGACGCTGGTGTTGATCTGGTTAAAGAACCTGATAAGATGCTTGATCCTGTTATCTCTGCTAGGGTTCTTATCAAAGGGCTTATTGATGGTAGGTGGTCTGGTAAGCGTAAAGGTTTATCCCACTACGAAGGCTCGGATGGTTTCTTGGACAATAAGGAAGCTGCTGATGCTAGGGCCACAGTTAACGGTAGTGATAAAGCTGCCCTGATTGCAGGTTACCACAAACAGTTCTACGAAGCCTTAACCGAAGCTAACTGGCAACCTAAACAAAAGACTAAGCCTCTTGTTGACGGTAAGACTGCTGTTGGCGCTGGTGCAATTGTGGCTGTGGTAGCTTTTTGGGAATACCTGAAAGAGTGGGCTTCTTTCCTCTATCTTTTATTCTAGGAGTAACCTATGAAACCTCAACTTGTTGAAAACTGGAAAGAAGCTTGGACTTGGTTTTCGGTGCAGGCAGTAACAGCAGCTTTTGTGTGGGAAATGCTTCCACTAGAAACTAAAGCTTTACTGCCTGACGTTATCGAACCACATGTAACCGCCTTCTTCCTTGTTGTAGCCGCTCTTGGGCGAGTAATTGACCAACAGAAGGTAAAGCCGAATGTGGATGCTAAATAAGATTCTTGGTATCTTCACAGGCTCAACTGGCCTTGGAGAGTCTTTACGGAAAGCTTACGAAGCTAAACTTTCGGCTGAAACTGACGCAGAAAAGATATCCGCTGATAGAGACCTACAGAGGATTGAAGCTGCGGTTGAAATGAGTAGGATAGCGGCTAATGACAGGTGGGGTGCCACTTCCATAGGTCGCTACCTTATTGTCTTACCCTACGGTGTGTGGTGGGCGGCTGTCTTTGTAGATAGTGTGTTCAATATGCCTTGGGATATCTTAGCTTTACCCCCGCAGATTGATGGTATGGCAAAAATATTAATCCCTGCTATTCTTATCGCGGAAGTTGGCAGAACAGTAATACGAAGAAAATAGGTCTCGGAAATGAATTGGGTCTCGGCATACATAGAACAGTTTATTACAGGTATTGTCCTAATGTTAATTGGCGGTATAACTTGGTTATTTAGAACGGTTTTTACCAACCAGAAAGAGATTGCTCTCTTGAAGGAAGATATTGCTTTTCGAGAAAACAGGTTAAAAGAAGAAATCCGCAACAGAGAGAAGGTTAGGGCAGAAGACCGAGAGATTTTACTGGCTATGAAAATAGAGTTAAAAGAAGACAGTCGAGAGACCAAGCAGAAAGTAGACAATCTACAGGCTCAGATATCTGAACTCTGGAAGGTTAAATAAAGAAAACCCCCGTTAGAAACCCAATGCTCTAGGTTTCTAACGGGGGTTTTTTCATATCTAAATCTTATCCCAACCAACACATTGGTAGTCGTAAGTAACTACTTCCAAGTTGATCTTTGGTGTCTCTGCAATAGCAAACTCATAACACGACTCTGAGGTAGGGAAGACAATAGGTGGTGTTGCAGGAACACAAACGGTTGGGTTGGCAATTTCACAAAACAAAGCTACAAGGGTATACATCATTTCTCCAATGTTGAAATAGCAGAGTTGAGGTAGTATTGTGCCTTCTTCAAATCCTCAACGGGTTTACCTTTGTATTCGTGCCGATGAGTATACTTAATAACATTGCCAAGGCAATAGGCACGGAAACCATCTTCCCCAAGAACCTGACGGATATATTCAATACACTCGATACCCCCTTGATAGTGCGGTGGAGAGTTAACTGGATCAACCTCTACAGGTTTCTTCCTGTATTTGTCTCTGATATCCGTAATAGCTTCCTTCGCCCAATATTCATCGTTCAATCTCTAAGCCCTTTCTCATATTTGTCGTAAGAGATAATCCACTGTTTACAGATTTTAGACCTTACGATATCCTCTACAGTAAACTCAATGATCGGAATATCAAGTTTGTATCTATCAATCATATCCACAACCTGATCTAGTCCAGAACTACTGCCACGAAGATCGTTCTGTTGAATATCTCCGTTAACAACCAGTTTGCAGTCTTCCCCAATCCGAGTAAGGAACATTTTCATTTCCGCTGGTGTAGCGTTCTGTGCCTCATCCAGTAGGATGAAAGCTTTCTCAAAACTACGTCCTCGCATAGTGGACAAGGGGGCAATCTCGATCACACCTTCCTTGATATAGGTAGCGACCTCCTGTTTGCCAAGGTGTTTGAACAAAACTTCTAGGACGGGTTGCGCCCAAGGGGTAATCTTCTCCAATAGTGTGCCGGGGAAGTATCCCAGATCACGCCCTACAGATACGTTAGGTCTAGTGAGAATGATCTTATCAATCAACCCCACTTGTAGCATCTGTGCAGCGTAGGTAGCAGCGACATAGGTTTTTCCCGTGCCGCTGGAACCAGTAACCACAACCTGATTGCTCTTCTCTAAAGCTTTGATGTAATCGTCTTGATTTTCATTCATAGCAAAGAGTTGAGTAGTAGCCCGTTTAGTCTTCGGAGTCCGAGTTGCCATTACTTTTGCCTTCAATCTTGTCTTCTACTTCTGTAATATGCTGGACCATCATAGCAAACTGATCCCACAACTCATCATTCTCTTCCTCTAACATTTCCATTCGGAATTTCTCGTGCCAGAGGAAGCCTAGCAAACCCAGAAGACCTGCTAGGATAACTGCGTCTGTAATACTAATCAACCCGTTACCTCATTCCAATCTTCTGCTAACAAATCTGTTTGACTTGCTAACCAAGGCACATATTTTCCCTCTACAGTTTTCATGTAAATGTAGGGCAAAGTCATTTTGGAGTAAGCGTCCGGTGTTTGTAGTTTAAGCCACATACCTTTGCCATTCCAACCAACCCGAGATACCTTTTTACCTTGCTTCAAGTAATTTAGTGCATAACTAAAGCTTACCATAACTCACCCGCCTACATCTACAATTTCACACACATCGCCAGTGCAAGCAAAAGTTTGGCTTGACACTGTATTGTCCTTCTTTTCAAAGTCAGACAGTTGCGACCAGTCGATCTTCTCAGGCATAAGTGCTAAAGCTTTCTCATAGGTTTCCTTATCTACCTCTTGGTAGGGTGCCTGTTGATAAGTGTGATCCGAATAAGGCAGGAACGAAATACCAGACACTTCATCGAAGTGTTTATATACCCAAGCCCCCACTTCCATCCACTCACCCTCACGAACGTTAACAGTAATAGAGGGTTTATGCTCACACCAGTAACGCTGATAAGTCAACCAGAGTTCCAGTTGCTCAATAGCAGTAAGGTTAGTCCGAGTAATTGCACCGTCAGGGGACTTTACAGGAAAACTAAAGACAGTCGTGGTGGCAGGTTTCATAACATCTGGTTCAGCAGGAATACCTTGTGCAACCATGAACTTAGTCAAGGGGTCTTTATTGTCACCACGGACTGTGCGGATATAATACTCACTATGGCGAGGATGAATACCACTTGCACTATCAACCAACTGACTGACAGTTCCAGAGGGTTTAACACAAGTGATAGCTGCTGACTGAGGAATACCAAGCCTATCTGCCCAATCATCATTAGTGGCAACCGCGACAAACTTAAGTTCACTGAGAACTTCATCTAGGGTCCATTCACCCCCCTCTACATCTGAAATCCACTCTGTCAACAGTTGACTATCCATAATGCCAGTAAGACTTACACCAAGGAGTCTTTCTTCCTCAGTATTAGTGCGCCAGATATCTCGCAGATATGGAAAGTGCGTGTAGGTTGCTTGGATAGTGCCAAGTATAGTGGCAAGACGGACTTTCCGCTTGAGGCTCTCGAACGTATCTTCTGCTCTAACAACAACCTCTGTAAGATTGCAAAATTGGTAGGGTCGAAGAATGATTTCAGAGCAAGGATTTGTTCCAAACTCAAAGTTAGGGTTACGTCGCCCATTTTTACCTGCTTGCTTTTGTGAGGCTACGCGACTAAAGATACCGCGCTCACCAGACTTGCTTTCCATCAACGAAAGCCACTCGCGCATAAAACTTTCTTCATCAGGCTTCTCTGTATACGACACAGAGTTGTTAGACAAAGCACGGTGAGCATTTTGTTCCCACCATTGGCCCGACTTAGCATAGCGCATACGGTTGTCAGAGAGATTAGAAAGACTAATCATAGCAGAGCGACGAACACCGCCAACAACTACAACCTCACCGATCTTGCACATAAGGTCGTGGCACTCAAGGCTGTTAAGCTGGCGTCCCTTAGCACTAACAAACGTGTTGATGGCGAAGTTAAAGAGTTCAACCAAAGGTCCAGGACCAGAGGCACGTCCACCAAAAGTTTTAAGTTTTGCCCCTGCTTTACGAACCTTACTTACGTCCCAATTAGGAATTTTACCGTTGTAAAGGTGAGCGACCAGTTGACGCAAGGCATCTGCCCAACCCTCTTTGCTATCCTCTACAACAATAGTATCCTCTACTTTGAAGACTTCATTAGGGACGCTAGGTAGTTGGGAAATAAACTGGCGTTCAACAGAGAAACCAACACCAGTCCCGCAGAGCAGGATAAACATAGCCTCATCAAAAGAGCGAGGGTCATCTACAGGAAGATACGAACAGTTGTAAGCACAGGTATTATCCCGATCAAGTGCAGCACCAGCCGTCATTAGCGCCCGCATACTCGGCATAATATCTAAGTTAAGAATTGCCTCTCGGATATCATCGTAGTCTACATAATCAAAATCTGTAGCCTGTCCATATTTAGGAAGAACCACATTAGTCATGTATCGTTCTACAGTTTCTTCCCAAGTCTCACGGCGCTTCTCTGTATCAAGCCAGCGAGCATACCTTGAAGTGTGGATAAAAGCTTGATAGTCGGTTGGTAGTGTTTTCATCGAAAGGTAATTCCCCAAGGCATATCAATGATATTGCTGTTGTTAAGTTCAGTTAGTGCAGACCCACCAGAGAGATACACTTTCTTAGTGGGCCGTTGCTGTTGTAGCAGTTCAATTAGTTGTCTTACTGTCACACTAGGTCACTCAAATCTGGCGGTTGATAGTTCTTAGATTTAAGCACTTTGCCATCTGCACGATAGATAGGCTTTCCATTGTCGTCAAGCTTACTCATGTTGCTTGCATGAACCCTGTTAAAAGCCGTGTCGATATCCCAACCAAAGGTTGCAGCCGTCCCATAAACTACATACAGAAGGTCAGTAAGTTCTTTTAAAGCATTTTCCCAATCTCCCTCTTCTACCCCCATAACTTCATTGTATTCTTCGGTGATAAGCTTGCCACGCAGCTTTTGAAGATCACGAGCATTTTTACTAGGGTCTACGTCAAGAGCAACGCCAAAAGCTTTATGGAACTCTCGAACTTTCTCATAGTTAGTTTTAGTCCTCATCAAACACCTCTAAAAAGACGTAACCGTTTTCATCTAGAATTTCTAGCACCTTCCACGGGGTTAGATTGAACCGCAGTAGGATTTCCTCAAAGCCATAGGTATCAATCAAATCTACAATCTTCTCTTTGTTGTAGTCACTCATTCCCAATAACCAGTTTTCTCATTATACTCCCTACCAACACCAGCAATAGCCAATGCACCTTTCACGTTGTAAGTCTTGAACACTGTCCACCAGATCAACCCAAACTTAAGTTCCTGGACATACAGCATACGACTCTTGTCTTCTAGAATACGCATTTTAGTCATCGTGGGTGGAATCTCGTAAAGCCTTCGTAGGCATGATCGAATTTATACCAGCAGTAGTTATCAACACCTTTGACTTTCTTACCGTCTTCATTCTCAAACCACCAAAGCCTACCAACAGATACAACATCAGAGCATACAGACATGTAGTCGCCCATCCGTTTGTTGTGCATCATATCAGCAGGTAGCAGAAGCCAAGCGGGCAAAAGACTGGGGAGATACTCCAAGATAGGTTGAAGCATTTTCCACTCATAAGGTGGGTTAGTAATAAAGCAATCTGCTCTAGCAACATCATCCATAGTCAAGAACAGACAATTCTTTTGCACCACGTCAGCACGTTGAGGTTCAATATCATATGCTGCTACACACGTCACAGGAGGGCCACTAGAGGCTAGTAGATCAATCAAGCTACCGTCACCAGCACAAGGCTCAATATAGCGTGTCTGACGCCCCTCTGACGGCCATAGGAAGGGTGCTAGGGCTGTTACCGCCGCAGGGTCTTTAGTCCCATACCAATCCCTTTCCACCCTTGGTCTCTTGACTAGTTCCCTTTTCCCCATAGCACTTCGCCCCTCTCTAGTAGATACTCTTTTGTCTTACCTTCAAGAACAAACCAACGCCAAACAGTTTTGTAGTTAAATCCCTTTGACATACACCAATCTTTTAAACACACGCCGTCTAGATAAATGTTATTGCTTTTGTTTCTGTTTTGCTCAGCTTGAGTGGCCCATTTAACATTTTCTTTGTAGTAACCTAGAGAGTTGTTTATACGGTCCAATCCATCTTTATCCGTAGGTTTGAAACCAACATCGTCTAAAAAGTTTTGGAACTCTGTCCAACGAGGGTCAAAAGTAATACCCCGACCCCCGTAGTATTGGTAGATATTGCACTTGAGGTTTCTACACCTTTTGAGGATACCCGACCAAATCTGATATTCTACTGTCGGCTTACCGTTGTTAGATTTTCTGTGACCGTGTTTAGTTAGCGGATGACGGTCTTTCTTAGTCTCTTCTCGCTTACCCATTGTAACCCTCTAGTGATTTAGTCCCTAGCCAATGATCAGGGTTCTTGGGTAACTCTTTAATCTCCCCAAAGTAACCCTCTAACCTTTCCTCTTTCGATAAAGAAGCTTCATAAAGCCAACTAAGCAACCTCTTCTCCACTATAGATTGGAAAACCCTCTTCGTCACAGTAACCGTCTTCCCGCAAAGCTTTATACATGTTGTCTATGTGATGAGTGTCACCCTCCATCAGCATAAAAATCTACTTGACATACTGTAATCTAGTTGCCACTTAACAAATCCTCAATGTGAATAGGGGTATAGTTAATCTGTTCAACACAGACACACTTGTATGGGCCGTCAGGCGACTTGTTCTGATGGATATGACCATGAACGTTAATCATCTCTTTTCCACTGAACCTATGTTCTCTAAGGGTGGAAGGATGAACAGGGACATGAGTAAAGAGAAGGTGGTCAAACTTACGCCAGAGCATTACTTTCTCAAAGAAGCTGCCCGCAGACAGAAACTTCACATCATCGTGATTACCGACGACAAGTCTTTTACGCCCCATCAGCCTAGGCCAGAGCGTTTTGAACCTCTCTTTATCACCAAAAAACACATCTCCAAGGTGGTAGACTTTATCTCCCGGTTTAACAACCCTATTCCAGTTATCTACCATCGTTTGATTCATATCCACAACCGACTGGAAGGGGCGAACAGGTTTACCATCTTTGTCAGTGAACTTTAGGATATTTGCATGTGAGAAGTGAGTGTCTGAGATAACCCAAACGTCAGCCATAAGCTTTCCTTAATCTATCCATTGATACAAATTCTGGGTCATAAACCCCATTGTCAATCTCACGTTTGATGATTACTCCTGACCACCACTCGTTGTTGCTCTGCCCTGCCCAAGCTTCCTCTTTTCCCTTGAAATTTCCTGCCACAAGTCCGATAATAGGTTTAGGATAAGCACTATCCCTAAAATAAAGGCCCCGCTTATGACTGTGGCCACAAGTTGAACTGTGGTGTCTGTGTTGTAGCAAGGCGTAAGCGTGGTGAAGTCCAGAGATAGCCGTTCCATAGTTTCCCGCACTAAAGTAGTGAGCGTAACTTACCCCATCATAATCAGCAATGGCTGGTGCAGAGTTGTAGTAAGGGTGATACTCGTCAAACCAATGATCTGTTTGAAGGTGCTTGAAACTGATACCGCGTTTTTCCCCCTCTAGCCGTGGATCAAGGGCTACCGCTTTCTTAATACGGTTCTCGTGATTCCCCTCAAACCCAATACGGAAAGGTCTACGCTTCTTCTTGAGGCTATAGCGATCCCACAAGCGAGATTGAGCATCGTTGTAACTGTCGATATCTCTTTCATAAGACTGGGTAGTAATTGCTTTAGGGTATCTGGTATCATAGGAGTTAAGGGATGACATATCAGCACCATCCCCCAAATCTACAACATAGTCTGGTTTGATATCCTCGATCAAGTCACCAAGCCAGTTGAAGCGTTCATTAGATACTTCGGGCTTGGCATGGGCGCATGTATAGACAATCGTTGTTTTACCTGACACTACGCACCCCTAGTTTTAAGGGCATAACCCTCTAGTTGCCAGATTTTATCTAATGCGTCTTTATAAGCTACGTCCTCCCCAACTTCCGCGTCGTAGTTTGCAGGATCAAGCACATTAGATTGTCCCACTACAAGAGCACCGTTCTTCAAATCAAGGACACAGATGGTTAAAGTCCCATGCCAAAAATAAGTGACTCGTTTAACTAAGTCTTCGATAGCGTTAGGTGTAAGTTTCATTAAGCGTATCCAATCACTTCATAAGGAATAATCTGCCCCTTGAACCACTTAACAATATCATAAGCCTCGTTGAAAGTGTCTAGAACAATCTCTTCTTCCTCCAAAGCACCATTCTCTTGCTCAACCAAGGCAACAACTACCCACCCGTGAGGCTCGTCCCACATAGGAATATCATAGGTGCTAATTGGACCCTCTACAATTTGGTATACTTTAAGGGGCTTCATTAGTTATCTCCACCATTATGCTTATATAGAGCATAGGGTGTTTCACCATCTACGGTGACAGTGTGACCCAAAGCTTCGAGGGCTTTAAATAGAAGATCACTCTCGCTATAATTAGCGTTGCCCCAACAAGCTGCCGCAGGGGTGTATCTAAAGACCTCTATCTCATCAACTAGAACATAACCACCTTCGTCGTAATTAGAACCACAAGTTTCACAATATGACGAATCTTGTTCCGTAAAGATTTCTATCTTCATTTCTCACTCGCTTTCTTCAATAACTCTAAGTAAGCATCTACACTCAGGATTACAAGGGGTATCTCACGGTCTGCCCGCATAAAGACAACAGGCTCGTGTGGCCCATGTGCCTTGGCTTGCCCATACCACTTGTAAATCCCAATGGCAGATTTAACCCTTTTGCACTCAATTTGGATTGGTAGTAGTTTCCTGGCAGCGGGGGACAACTGAACGTCTTCACCTTGGGCACCGGAAGAAGTTGATCTACAGTCATCAGGTTGCAACGTGGGGAACTTAGTTAGGATAGCCTCCCTAACCTCTTGTTGCATTGAACGACCGCGTTGCTTATTGTTACGACTAATGTTTGTCGGGTTACGTTTTACTCCGGGGGTTGCCATATTTCACCGTTAAACCTCTGTATCCACAACAACCTACCGTTCTCTAGCACTCGCTCTTCTGACGTAGTATCACCTAGATCAGTTTCTCCGTAAGCTTCAACACAAGCCCAATACAAAGCTTTCTCACTATCGCAACCTTCTAGAAACTTTTCCGCTTTCACGGGGCCAATACCATAGAGACCAATAATGTTGTCTACTCGATCACCCATAAGGATTTGCTTGTAGAAGTTCTTAGTGGCAGTCCAAGGGTCAATTGTCTTCCAAGTCCACTTGCTAGGGTTAAAGATAGTGGTAGGTAGTTGTTCAAAGTCTTTGTCGATAGAGACAATCACAGAACGATCATAACCGTAAAAGTTAGCATGAATACCGATAGCATCGTCTGCTTCACAGTTCTGAGTGACTAGAGCATCATACTTGAAGATCAAGTGTTGTCGGAGTGCTTCAAGGTGCTTTGGTTTCTCTGTGTCTTTTCTGTTTCCTTTGTAGACTGCGGTTTTGGCAATGTCATAACGAAAGTTACCTTTTCCAGTGAGGAAGAACTTTCTGTTGCTTTTTGTGCCATAAGGGTCTACTTCCTCAAAAATATCACCGATCAACTCGTCAAGCTTAAGTAGAGCCTCTTCTGTCTCGGACTCCTGTTCCGCCCAAGCTGATCGGTAGCACAAAACGTCTCCGTCAAAAAGAATATACTTAGTCATCCAACGCTCTTTTCAATACATTAGGAAAGGCTGGTTCTAGTGCCTCCCTGATTTTCCTCGCCAGTAGGACGTGTTCCCACTGAGTAACGCCAGGGTCATCCCGAACTTCTAGGTAGGTGAGCCATGACCTCAAATTTCCATTCACATATAGGCGGGACATAGTAAGACCTTCGGGAAGGATTACCCTAGCACACTCTTTTGCTACACCTTGCTTACGCATCCACTCATAGTTCGCTTGAACAGTTTCCTTGTTGACAGTAGCGATGCCTTGGGCTTCATTATATATAGCCTCTGGTAGATCATCAACGCTATTCTGCCGGTTCTTGGTATCTTGCCTACGGAACTCTCGATCAGTAAATTCAATTTCATCAGAGTAACGCTGACTAAATTCCTGGAAACTAAAAGACCGATGACGAAGAAGTTGACGGCTAATGTCACGAGGGGCTTCTACCTCTACAACAGCGTTTGCCATTTCAAAAACGGACCAATGTTTATTCCTGATGCAGTAGTCTAGTAGAGAACCTAGTTCCTTATCTTGGTGTTGTGGATTGCTAACCCTAGCGCAGTAAGCTACGAGTCCCTCGGTATTAGGAACCCGTAGCTCAATAAGCGGTTGTGTCAGCGCGATTAGTTTTGCGCTGAGTTTAGTCATACTTCGGGGACAACCCTATCTCGGTTTGGAAACTTACCATCCGAATTGAGGATAGAATAAATAACCCGCTTAGTGGCATGACGATGCAATTCATTCCAAATGGTATTCATAAGACTGCGCCAACCTTTAGGACCATCGTAACCCCCAGTTTTACCCAGAACAGCCACAATTACATCAAGCTCATCTTGGTTCAGGGTAAGAACAAACTCTTTCGGGGGTTCTACCGGCTTAACTTCTCTGACTTCAACTCTCATTTACACGCTCAAGATTTGTTGTTGGGGATCAATCGTAGCAAAATTGACAAGTTCAGACGTTAGAGTTTGGGCACCTTGATTAGCCAGTGCTGCTACAATAACGTCCAGTTCCTGTTGACTTACAATCAGTGTATAAGTCTTAGGGGGTTCCACTGGAACCGATGAAGCAATGATTTGCATTAGTTCACCGTAGATTTAATATGGATAGTCCCAAAAAACTTACCATCCATTGGATAAATTTCCTCACTCACTGAATAGAGTTTACACCAGAGAGCAGAAGTAAACTACCGCATACCCCCTTCCCCATCCCAACCACTAATACTACCTAGAATAGCCTGCAAGTATAGAGCCTCTGTCTTATTAAGAGTGATAGTCGCGGTTTCAACTTCTGGCTCAACGGGTGGTTTAAAAGTAACTTTAAAATCCATCAGAAATAAACCTCTGCATCATCACGGGCGGGCGCTTCATACTTGACGTGTTCAGTAACAGCCACTTCTTCCAGTTGGACCACACAAGTAGGTTTGCCTGCTTTATTAGTGCCACGGTAGACAGAAAGTTTGACTTTAGCCTTAGAACCATTACCAATCAAACCGTCAGTGGTGTTGTCCCAATCAGTCTTATGGCTATCCATAATGCGACCGTTTCCACCATCAGCTTTGAAAGCAGCAACAGCTTTATTGAAGTCAAAGACTTTAGGTGCACCAATAAACTGAGGATCACCATTGTCGTCTTTCAGATACTTACTAACCCAAGGACGCTTAACAACCATACCCCGGAAGTTAACACCATCAATCGTGTAGTCTTTGAAAGTCTGGTAGCCAAGAGCAGAGGCAGGCACACCAAGTCCAAGAAGTTCTTTCTCTTGCTCATCAGTGAGAGAGATAGTTACTTTGGTGATACCGTCCGTCTCGGAGTGCATATCGCCCTTGTCGCGGTTGTTCTCGAACAGTTGAGCGTAGTAAAGGGTAACATCGTGCAGAGTAACCCAAACAGTTTTAGATTTCTTTTCAGTAGCCATTAGTTGTTTTCCTCTTGTGGATTGTCATATGTAATCATTGTGGGGTCAGTTGTCAAGCCCCCAAAGGGGAAATGTTGAAACCAAAACAAGTATTCTTGAACACTCATCTGGTCACAAACACTGTTGATATAATCTTGGTAGTCTTCGTTTGTCATGTCCATCAGTCAACATACTCCACATCCATTGACGCCAAAGCCTCTGGTGATTTAGCAGTCTCAGTCAGCAAGGTTTGCATACAACCAGCACAAGCGGTAAAACCCTGTTTAGTGTATTTGAGCATACGTCTCATAGTAGCCACGGGGTAAGTAACTTTGTTGATAGAAAGCTTACGCCTACCTAAATCCCATAGGGCAATATCTGTCGTATACAGGGAAACCCCCAACAAGACAAACTGAGTGATCGTGTAGTCAAAAGCATCAATTACCGTAGGTGCCTCACCGGGAAAATACTGGAAGTTGATACCCTGCACGACAATAGGTAGTTTACTATCTCCAACAGTGCCCTCTAGTTGAACGTGGTGTTTAGTCTCTCGCACAACATTCATAGTCTTTGGTTTATTCTCTAGCCACCTGTCAAAGTGTTCTTCGCTACGAAAGAAAAAGTCAAAGTCACTATCCAAGGCCTGTCCAATAAGAGTGCGACGGATTGCACCCCCGCCGATCCAAGCCCCATCGTTCGAGAAAGCACTTTGCACTTCGTAGATCGGAGCGGGGTCAGCCCCACTATGTTGACAGAACTCATCAAAGTTTAGCGTAAGTTTTTGCATCAATGCACCATATCGTAGGATTTCCCGAACTTAACATCAATACCCAAAGGCACGTTAAGCTTTAGATCATAGTTAGTCATCTGCATTGCTTTCTCCAATAGGTCTTTCCTTTCTTGCTCATTTCCCTCTTTGACTACAGACAGCTTTTCATCATGCCACTGTGCGTTAACAATACACCTAAGTTTACGGACATAGTAAAGCCACTTGTCAAAGCAGTAAACACCCGTTCCCTGATTAAGGGTAGAAAAGCGGTCTTTTTCATTACGGAGTTGATACCAGAAGCCAGACACAGGATTCTTAAGCCACATACTCTGTCCAGTGTGTTTCACTTCGCAATCCTCTGCTACCTTTTGAACAGCCCAATTCTTCTGCCAGAAAGCGTCAAGCAGGGATTTAGCAAAGGCAACAGAACAGTTCAAGTCTCTAGCAAGTTTCTTCTCTCGGATCCCGTAGGTTGAGGAGTAATTTGTTACCTTGAAGGGTTTACGGATATCGTTGTATTTCTTTACCCCCGTGGTGTGTTCAACGTATTGCTCTTTAGTCATAGCGCCAGCAAAGACTGCAAGCGAGAGGTGAGGGTCATATCCCGGCTGTTGCATTTCCTCCACATATTCGGGATCATGCGGTTGGATATAGTGCCTTTTAGTTGTGTCCTCAAGGCTAACCATATCTGAACCACAGATAACGTAACCCTCTGGTGCAGTCAGGCAAGAACGGATTTCTTTTCCCCACGGCTTGTCCACACCTGGAATATTCGCCAAAGGCTTCCTGTGCTTGAACCGCAGAGTATTAGTCAAACCCTCAATAGAGGCAACAAGCTTTCCTTCTTTGTGGCTATCAATAAACCCTTGGAAGAAACCTACCCGATGCTTGATGATGGACAGTCCAGCCAACACTTGCACCGCAGGGTCTTTCTCTGCCAGTTCTAAAACTTCCTCGCACAATTCTCCCTCGTTAGGGTGGCCTTTGGGATACCTGATCTGTGGCACCTGCTTAGTTTCACCCGTTACCTTGTTACGCTCAAACTTGAACGTCTTGCATTGCCAACCAAGATCAGTAAGCCAAGCCTTAACCTGCACGTCAGATTGTGGGTTAGGTTCAACATACCCTTTAACGTAGGTAACGTCTGACTTAGTGTCCAGAGGCAGGTTCAGGGACGCTAGAAGGGCTTGCCACTTGATACCGTGTGCGCTCAGTCCTCCGTCTTTGAGGGTGGGTTTTTTGGGATAGGTTTTGGTTTCCATAACTGCAACTTTAGGCATAGAAGCAGCCAACTCAACGTATTTCTCATCACGCTGTCCTTCTAGTTCAGTAAGATGTTTTTGGGCAGAGGCTAGATCAACCGTAATGGGGTTAGCCTCTTGCTCACGGGCCATATCCATTTTATAGTTGAGGTAGTTGATGTATCGGATAGCATCAGGGTGTAGTTGCTTTGCCAATCCGTTCCTCCGCTATCTTGAAGTATTTTTCGTCTAGTTCGATACCAATAAAGTTTCGTCCAGATTGTTTTGCTGCGACACCAGTAGTTCCAGAACCCATTGTAAAATCGAGAACAGTTTCACCTTCGTTGGTGTAGGTCCGAATTAGGTATTCCATTAGTGCGACGGGCTTCTGTGTTGGGTGATAGCCAGATTCACAGTCAAAGGAAACGTAGTCTTTTGGGTAGTTAGTGAACTCTTGGGTATACTCGTCTTTTAACGATGGCCTGTCTTGTATAACCATCCTGTCTTTTTTAGAGTTAGAAACCCTCTTGTCAATCCTAATCAACCCTTGCGGGTTGTAAGTCATATTGTTTTGCCTGCCGGGAGAGGTAGTTCCCCGAGAAAAAACGGAGATAATTTCCATAGAACGTAAGGGTTTTACCTTGGCGAGCATTGGAGAAGACTGCTTGTTCTTAACCCAGTAAACATCATACTTAAACTTATCCATGGCCTTGCTTCTCTGGTAGGTAGAGTAGGGTTCTGTGCCAAACAGACATGCAGACCCCAAAGGCTTTAGCAACCTAAACATCTCAGAGAAGGCTAGGTCTAAATCTAGAAATTTGTCCCAAGCATAAGGATTTGTCCAGTTAACAATACCGTAAGGTAGATCACACAAAATCAGATCAACAGATCCCGACTCTAAAGTCTGCATAACTTTAAAACAGTCGTCATTATAGAGGTTAATCATTAGTCATCCCACCCATATAGCACACCAAGCTTACGCTCTAGGTCTTTCCACAACAACCAGTTGATCTTCACATCTTCCGTGACACGGTGTGCGTATTCTTCATACGTAAGACCTTCCCAATCGGTGATCTTCGGCTTTGGAACACCAAAGGTTTCTCCGTAGCTTTCAAGTCCGTGCTTGTCTCGTTGGTAGTTGATGGTCCAAGATAGAGGTAGAGTATCCACAAAGTCAAGATAACTAAGGTCCATACCAAGAAGACGATTGAAAACAACCAAATCAAACCTGATAGCATTGTGGCAAACCAACTTTCTATCTTTGTGTGAACCAGAGAGAACCTTACGCATTTCGTCGTAGTTGTCAGTATGACTAAAGGTTACTCCATCTTCCGTCCAACCGAGAACGTGGATTTTGGTGGCTACGTCTTGAAGGCCGTCCGTCTCACTGTCTACTACGATAAACCTCATTCACCCTCCTGTTTGTAATAAGGCAACCTCCAATGATTACCACTACGCCACTGATCCGCCTCTCTCTGATACCAGTCAGATACTTCTCGACAAGCTTCTTCTAGAGAATAACCGTGGTCAGGGTTTGTCCCGTAGCAGCCCCCAGACTCATCCCACTCACGGCAGAAATGAGGTTCAATAGTGGTGTAGTCCATGTAATAAACTACATCATACCTTTGTGTCATCTGGCTTCTCCCCGCGCATAAGTCTCATTTCTGCCGTGTGCATGTCAACACCCAATACATAGAAGCTTTGATAACGTCTATTTCGGTATTGAAAGTGAACTCAATGGGTAAGCAGTTTGGGTTTTTTTGGCTTTTTACTTTTCTTTGGGGGTTCATAGTTAACTACCATATATCCTGGTTGTAGGGTAAAGACAGTATTCTCTGGAAACTGCTCTAGGGTTGCCGGATTAGTCATTTCCAACAGAGCCTTGGTCTTATCTGTAAAATAAGCTGTATATGCCCCAGAGCGAACTACCCAAACATCAACAAGTGTTTTCAAAGCCTCATTTCCTTTTCTACGATATAGTGGTATTCCCAATATCGGGTCTTACGGAGAGAGATCATAAACTCTTCTGCATCCCCCCTGTTGGCGTATACACCTTTAACGTTATCTGCGTTTGAGTAATACTCGGAAAAAGACAACACCAGATAGATTTTCATTAGATATCCCTCACTGTCAAAGTTTCATATCTACGTTGCCAACCAGCCTCATAAGCCTTACGCATGGCAATGATAAGGTCTTCCCAATCACTACCAGACACATCGTAAAGCCACTCTTCATCCAACCACTTGTCAAACTCTCTTTCAGGATCACTCACCGATCAACTCCTCAAGTCGTTTTTCACCCTCCGGTGTCAAGAAAGCCGGCCCTTCGTCGTCATCGCCCCGAACTAGACCCCTACGCATCAAGTGACAGTATTGACTGTAGAAAGCTTTGTGCCAAGCATTAGGGGTTGTAGCAAGTAACAGAAGCCTTTTCTCGCGCAACTCATTCATCTGTCTTCCCTACAAATTTTCCATTACGAACCACGAAAGTTTCTACTTTTGGTATCACAGAGCCACCCAATCGAGTATAAGCCCTGCCACCATCAATAGAGCCTACAGCAGTATTTACCATATCCCAACGATGGCTACTGTAGAAATACCAACCTTCTGATTTAATCATGTCAAACTTTAGGTCTTCCACCCAATCAGCGGCAGATATCATAAGATGAGACGTGTTATACAACAGTCTTTCTTGATCATGATACAACCCAAAGTAACGATTACCAAAGGTAGGGTGAGGGGTCTCACGATAGAAGATATCTCTAGCGTAAGTATCCTTCTCTCGCCCTGTAGTGCAGACGTAGGAGACAGGCACACCATCTTTCTTAGTGTATAGGTCTTCTACTACTTTAGTGTCAAAGATAGGGTAATGTCGGATTTTCATTTACAACTCTCACAATCCAACCAACCCTGTGCATATCCACCGGCCCAAGCGGTCCTAAGTTGTCGAACCCAAGCTGGACTTTGGGCCTCTGTCACAGGATAACCAAAAGTATACTTAAACCATTGATTGAAGTTCATAGTCAGAATCCTTGTTCACGTGGAGTCAATGTAAAGGTTGCACCGTCAAATGTCAAGGCCCCCGCGTCACCTTCTAGACCACAGGGTCTGTTTTTTGTCACCTTGAGGTGGGTGGTATTCTTCTCCAAAAGGGAGTCTGCATCTTTGTTTCTAGACAACACAATACGAACAGAAGCCCTCTGGGATATCATACGACAATACTTGGGGTCTCCATTCTCGTTAGTGTGAGCAATAGTAACAATACCCACGTTAAGCTTAGAAGCCATCTTGGACAACTGAATACTCAAGGAAGCAAGTTTACTTTCCTTTTCTTTCTCGTCCGAAATAGATAGAACGTCTTGGATAGGTTCAAAGAAGATGTATTTGCAACCGCAAGCTTCCGACAAGAACCTGATCTGCTCAGTTAGTGCCTCGATACTGTCCGACTCTTTCAGACTAAATTGCAGGTAGTTTCCGTTGTCTGTGATCCTCTTGATGGAGTCCTTAACCTCTTGAACTTTTCCCTTGCTTTCCACCAAATCCTTACGAGTAAGGTTGTCACCAAGGTCATAAGATACAAGACCAAGGAGAGAACGCAGCGGGGTTTCTTCAAGGTGCCAAGAAGCAAACTTAACGTCAGGGTAGTTCTTGATGAAGTTATATTGCAGATACCTCATAAGCTCCGTTTTACCAATCCCTGTCTCAGCCAACAACACAGTGAAGTGTCCCTGCATAAGTCCAAGGATTTTAGCATCTAGTTCTGGAATCCCGGTAGGAACATAGTTGTGCTCAGGGGTATCCTCGTAAAGCGACAAAAAATCAGAGGCGTCAGACAAGATGCTTGACGGAGTAAACAACTTAGCGTTCCACCAAGCGTTAGTGTATGCTTGTGCAGCGCCAGCTTGCAGAAACTCGTTAGCATCCTTAAACTTGTCGTGATTTACCTTGTAGACCCTGCCGGGGAACAGGTTCATAAGATTGAGAGCAAATCCCTCTGCTTTGTCGTCAGTGTCAACAGAGAGATAAATCTTTTCAAAGCTATTCAACCAATCAAAGCAACTCTCCAAGATAGTCCGTGAGGGGTTTGCGCTAGGAAGTGATACAACCGGATACTTAGAACCGAGCATTTGGTAAGCTGACATAGCATCAAGCTCACCTTCGGTAATAGTAACTGCTTTAGCACTACCACCATTGAACCTGTTCATACCCCAAAAAACGTTAGTCTTAAGTCCAACATCAGCCGTAAAGGACTTCGGGAAGATGCGATACTTAACTTTCCCATCGGGATACTTATACCCGTGACGGATTTCTTTGTTGTTCTCGTCTACATCAGTTTCTACGTCATAAGTCTGCATAGTCCGAGCAGTAATACCGCGATGGTCCCTAAACTCTTTCTTCATTTCGTCTTCAATCACCTCGAATTGTTTTTTCACCGTGGGATATCTAGCAGCAGCCCAATCGTAAGTCTGTTTGCGAGAGGGGTAACCACTACCGCATGAATGGCAGAAGCCAACCCCTTTCTCAAAGTTAAACCCAAAAGCATCACTAGAGCCGCAACTAGGGTAAGGGCAGGGTCTATGAGAGATTTCAGTCATCAGTTACCCCTCAGTAAAATGTGACATAGCCACCCGTCCAATTACTTGCAGTATCCCTCCCACCAATAACCAAGTGATCTTCCCCAAACACCGATACTTCACGGTAGTGGTCAATATAGGGGCAAAGGTATTGCTTCTGCGCGGGAGTGCGATTATCAAAAGCATTGATCTTAAGAAGCTTCAAACCACGCCAATCAAAATCGTTATCTTTCAATTCTTTTAGTTTGTCCAGAAGAAGTTGCTTAGAGTGGTTGCAAGAGGCATAGATACGATTAGAGGAATACTTACCACCCTTGTAACCACAGACAACCCTAGCCCTAGTCTTACCAGACTTACTACGCACAGTGATAACCTTGAAGTCACCAGAAGCATAAACTACAGAGGGGTGGTCTGAGAGACCAGGAAACCCGTAGCGCATACAACTATCAGAAATAGAAGCGGCCTCATTGTAGTCGAAGTTACCCCTAGTCTTGTGGTAACGAGTGAAAGCGTTCTTGAAGTCCTCTTTCGTATCCCCAATATGAATGATGTAGTCAGAGGGGTCAAAGATCACTTGTGTCTGGTAGTAGGATGCAAAAGCTTCCACAAGATTATTTGGTGCGGTAGGAAAAAGCTTAAGGAAGAACCTCCCTGGATAAACCTTAGTCCGATGCTTCACTAACCCAAGGGAATACTTGTTGTAGTCAGGGAAGTAACTGATAGACTCAAGATCAGTGGCAGGCTTAGGCAACCAAAGCTTAAGCACAACCTTGAGTGCCTCTTTATCCTCACCGAGCATATCCGCTGCATTAAGCAGAGCGTCAACAATCTTTTTGTTGTTCACCCGTTTGGTAAGAATGGGGCGAACTTGCCCCTCATTACGCATATGCCAGATTTTCCAAAAGGACTCTGCTACAGACTCAAGATGGCTCATAATCACTCCTAGTTGGTTTTTGGTCCGGGTGGCGAGATTCGAACTCGCATTTGAGAGGGTTTAAGGCTCTTGCCGTTACCAGTTAGGCTACACCCGGTAATCTGGATTATCGTATATAGGCAACAACAGAGGGGTTTCAAGCATCTCTACAACATAACCCTGTAGTGTGTTAAATATGACACAATAACTTATAGTGCTACAATAGCCCCTCCTACAGCGCATCTAACCTTGTGGGCTACCTTGCCCTATAGAAACCACTAGACCCCTCTAGAATCGCTTATTTGACGGCTCTACGGGCATCCTGCTGCGACAAGAGGGTGCTTCACCCTTCATAGACAACAGACAGGTAGGAGACAACAACCCTACTGTGACATTTACAACACACTATAGACTTTATTTTATGGGTGGTTCTTGACAAACTCAGAAGTCATCCTACCTATAGACTCTATAGTATTAAGTTCTATAGAACTACTACTTACTATTAGTAGTTTATAGTAGTCCTATAGTATTAGGTTCTATAGTATAGGCAAAATCACTTCTTGTAGAGTCTTCCACCAACAACAGTGAAGTCACAAGCACTAGTGTCTTCATTGTGGTAGATAGAGGTAAGAAATAGCCCTTCCCCATCAATGATGGCACTGTCACTCAATCGACTATCAACATTCTTGTAGCAAGACTCCTCACTTTGACAAGCTGCTAGAGCAGTCAGTAGAAAGAGTGCAGTAACAACTTTACTCATTCCAAGGTGAATCTGAATCATCTTCGTAGTAACTGTCGTCATAATCATCCTCTGTATCACAGGATACACAAATATCCTGGTTGTTGTTAGACTGGTAGTATACTTTAGCTACTTTGCCACAGTCAGAGCAAGTGAATACCTCTTCTGGATCATATGGAATCATGCTGCTACAGCCCTCAATCGTTGATAAGTTGCCACGTTTGCCGCTCTAGGTGTTCCACCTGTAGTTGGTGGTTCTGGCACATCATTACTACCAGTTGCCCAAATCATAAGGCTAATGCCAAAGTAAGGGTGTGACCAAAGTTCTTCTCTATCACCCTTATCAACAAGAAAAGGTTGTGCATGTCGCCAAGGGTCAGGAGGTTTAGGGCGTCTATCGTTTAGGTTAATTATATTGGTCATGACTTGTCTCCTTCAAGGGCGGTGTCGGGCGGCCAAAGTAGATCGCGCAGTTCTTCGCGGACACGGAACAAATCCCGTTCCGCTTCCACCTCGGCCAGTCTGGCGTCAAGGGCTTCATTCTCCGCCGTCATGTCCAGCACCATGCGCTGATATGTGGACACGTCCTCGGCGAGGGCGTCACGCTCTGCGGCGAGGGCTGGCAGGGCTTCTCGGGCGTAGGCGATGAAGCGGGCGTTGGCGTCGGTGTGGTCGTGGACCTGAATGTCCACAAGCCGCGTGGTGTAGGACATTGCCCCGCCGCTGCCGCTAATCGGGATCGGCAGGCCACGCGGCATCCCATCGCCCTCGTCAACGGCAGGCCCCTCAACCCAACATCCGCCATACTTGATGCCGTGGATAGTCGTCTCGCAGCACTTCCAAGGCCCCGGCGTGACGCCGTCCAGCATCCGCGCCACGTTCTCGGGGCTGGTGTCGGTCATGCAAAAATCCCCACAAAGCTGCGCTTGCGGTGGATGCGGATGCCGCAAAAAACCAAACGCCACGAAAACGCGGACAACCTATTGTATTGGAAAAGAGTGGGCTGAAACGCGACTGAAACCATATTGCTGTGTCCAGCGCCTTCTCCCACAGTGCCGGTCTCCCACATTACGCGGAAAAGTCGATAGTGGCCCTGGATTTCGTCGTAGCGCATAACGCGCTTAAAGCGAAAGTTAGTCATCCCCTCACCTTCACAAGTTGCAGCCCCAGCTTCCGCAGCGCGTCGCGCTCGTCGCGGGGCATGGTTTCAATGGGTCCAAGCGACCGGCCCAACCGGCGTTCGATGATCTGACGCGCCGTCAGCACAGGCAGCATGTCGGCGGCTTCGTCGCACAGTTCTTCATTGTGGCAGAAAGGATCACGAAGGCTTTTTGCCATCCGCGCCACGTTTTCAAGGGTAATATCCACAGTCATTTATCTACCTCTACAAATACAGTTTGCTTAAACAAGTTATATTCACTAGGAAGGCTGCGAGCAGTTCCGTCAAGATACCAAGCATAAGCCGTAAGACCTTTCTCACTTTGCATATAAGCAAATTCATCATCAACAGCAATACAAGTGAAATTACCCTCAAGGGTTTTGTAGCTTTTACCTACTTCGATCATTTGTCACATTCTCCAATAAAAGCAAAGTTTCCATCAAGCGGGCAGTAGATAGCCAACCCGCGAGTAACCAAGTCAGACCGCCACACAGCATTACTTACGATACCTATTACTGTAATACCAACAACAAGACCTAACACCAAGCCGATAAGAAAGTCATCATGAAACATCAGTTATCCCCGAATTTGAACGACACAACTTTAGTCTGGTAGAAAGAGCGCCAACCTTTGTCGGTATAGACTGGCACAAGGTCTTTCTCTAGAAGTTCAAGTGTATAAGCCAGGACTTCGTTGTCAGAACCAGTAAAGTTGTCAGCGAACAGTTTACCAGTAATAGTGCCAAAGCTACCGTCTTGCTTGGTAACTTCGACAGTGAACTTGTTGCGGCCTACAGTCAGAGGGTTGAACATCGATTGCTCTCCTGAGTTGATACAGTCTTCTAGCATGTCGATCAGTGATTCGTCAAGGGGAATCGACATGGGACCCCCCTGACGGTAGATGCTAGGCCCCCCTCGGAACTGACGAAAATTTTCAGAAACCGGCTTCATCGTCAGGATTCCTCTTATAGTTATACACTTCGTCAACAAGGTCGTAAGCATCGTAACCAATATCTTTGAGCAACCTAGCAATCTCTACTGGATTGTTCTTGATAAGGTCTACCATATCCTCCATATCTTTGTGTTCTGGATCAATCATACGGTGAACTTCTTTAGGACCGCTGTAGTAAGATTTGGAGTTATCCTCGTAATCCCACTTGTCATGCCACCAGTTACGACTACTATAGGTTTTCTCAGTAACAGACGGATCACGAGCGACAACAAGAGAAGACCAGTCAGCTTTGATAAGTTGGTCAATCAGCATTTCGACAAAGTTGATGTCTTGCGTCTCTGCTTTGGTGTGCTGGCAAAAGTAACCAACAGAAAGATTAGTGCACTCTGCAATAACAGAACGATACTCATTAGAGTCAGTGTAAACACCACTAGCGTCTGCTTTGTAATCCATGTCAAGAATATTTGCAAGACTGTCTGCAAAATCCTCAGAGCAAGTGCGCTCACTCAACTGGTGAGTGATAATTGAGTCATAACCTTTACGGTCAAAGCTGATGGCAAAATCTACATGAGAAATCCAGTCAGGATTAGATGCAACCATACCAGCAGCACCAATACAACCAATTTCTTCTGCACCGTGAACAACATAAACACCTGGAACTTTAGCCTCGATCATTTTGAGAATGATATAGACGCCAGTAGTGCAGTCAGCACCTAGGCAGTTAGACGTGTGGTGTGCTTTGTAGAAATTACCTTCACGGACAACAATCTGCTTACCTGAATCCTTATGAACTGTGTCGTGGTGAGCCATGAAGGCTACATTAGGTTTGTGGCCTATGATCTTGACATAGTTACCAAAAAGGTCAGGTTCACCCATAACGGGGCGAAGATAGCGATTGCAGAATTTAGTCTGATACTTGGAACCATCTGGCCGCTTATAAGTCAACATTTCAGCAAGATCGTAATTACGGCCAGCCATATTAGTTCTCCTTATATTTCTTGTGGATTTGCGTTTATGCGCCTCCTGTTTGATTCGTTTCACTACTATACCCTGTGGGACCCCTCGTGTCAACAAGTTTTCCGTCGAGTTGACCTGAACAAATTTCCCACAGAAGTTCTGTATAAGCTTTTTCAGGGTCAGTTTCATAGAAGACGCTTGCGTTAGTGTATCCTTCCGTGTGTTGATTGATGAAGTATTGACCAAAGCGCAAGGAAAAGTGTGGACGGATTTCCAACCAGTCTTTCCATGCACTAGACAACAGGATTGTTTGTTCGATCACTGTGGTAAACCCTTTCTCGTCCCTCGAAATGGGACCCCTTTTGGTTTGACTTTTTTCTGACGAGTTGTAACTGACAAAAATTCCTACAAAAACTTGGCTTTGTCTTTTTTCTGACTACCCAATAAAACCACAAGCTTTCATAAACAAATCACGCTTAAAGTTGGGATTATTGTCTGCAAACTTGCTTGACAAATCTTCTGATAGGTTTTCTAGGTGTTTGATTGTAGTTGGGTGTCCAAAGCTTTCTGCGGACAGAAAGGTAGAGTAGATGCTTGCAGCAACCATTTCGTAAGTCTGCTTAGAATACTTAGGCATTTGCGTAATTCCTTTTGCGTTTCGTTGTATTCTGTATACACGGTCACAGGTGATTCGTCAAACACAATCGACAAGAGAAACTGTTGTAATTTTATCACAATCACACACATGGAAACATAGTGTTTCAGTTTGACGAACATTTCCCCTATGGCCCTGCTCATTCCCCTCGGTGGGGTAACTATAGCGCGGGGCAGCAGGCGAACATTTCCCTCGTGGGGGTGCTCATTTCCCTCGTGGGGTAATTGCCTGTAAAAGCTTTTGACCGTGCGTTTTTATGCCGCACCGCAGCAGGTGTGACCCTGGAGCAACATTTGTGTGATAATTAAGACACATGGCCTTTAGACAAGCTGGAACGGCCCTAGCAAGCGGTTAGGCGCTTTCGGTCACTCTGATACAGAACAAATCTGCTTGACAGGTTGGCGGGCAAATCGGGTTTTTCGTATGTGATTCGCTAGGATAACACACTAGATATTGTGTCTTGTGCCGCAATGCAGCGTCACATTATTTCAGACTGTTTTGGTTATTGTAACATTGCGTTACTAGCGCCTAAAACATAGGCGTATAAAGTTTTGTTACTTCACCCGATTGTGATTTGAGTGAAACAGTATAAAGAATCGGTTGACTAAGTGAAAAACAGTAAATTAGGACCGAAGTGGACTGATTCGCACTTGCCCATTCTCGTTGTTTTTTGCGAGTCGAGAAGCGACCCCTGCCCGGTCACGCCGGGTTCATACGAATCAATATAAGCGCAAATCCTGGAACATGCAAGCCCTGTAACAATTCGTGATGGGTCACTAGCTGACACAGCGTCAAGCTGACTCCAAAGGAATCACACATGCGCGTGAACCTGGCACTTGCAAATGTCAATAGGGAATCTTGATTGATCTGTAGAAATCCTGGAAAGGTTGCAGACTTATCACACTTGCCAGAGTGTCCAGCTTGTGTGCCTTATGTATGGGTAACGAATCGCCCTAGCATGGAGTCGGCGCTATGGAGTCTCAAATCCCTGAGCATATTAAAGCGGCAAATAAAGCTCTTGTGTTTTCTAAATCCGAATCGGATTGCTATATGGCTAGCCGTGACTTTTACTACTTCGTAATTGACAACAATATAAAACAATTTGGACCTTATAACGTAGAATTAGCTGATTTTACAACTGAGGTCTTTGATTCCCTTAGTAACGCTTTGCGTCCAAATTATAAAGACGGAATGATTACGGGATTTACTTCGATTCTTGATATTTATCGCAATCGACCCCAAACCATGAAAGCTGGTAAATACCTCAAGAAAATCTTTCCTTGGATGACGGATGCCAGAATTGAGTCTTGTGTGTCTGAGCTGAAGGCAGAATTCCTACCTGTTGAGTTTGAATTGCATACGGGGAAGGATGAAGAGTCTTTCCGCTTCGCTTATCAGGAACAACATACGCCAAAAAGGAGTCCATCCTTTTCCAGTTTTGGATTTGATTGCTACGTCAAAAGACTGGATTCATCTTGCATGAGAGGGTATTACTTCCCTAAGCCAACCCAGCATCCGGCAATTGTATATGCTGCGGGCGATATTGAAATTGTATATGCTAAACAGGTAGGAAAAGACACTATCGGCGCTAGAGTCCTTACATACCCCGATAAGAAAAGATTTTCTGATATTTATACAGCGGATGATACTGCAACAGAGTTACTTGTGAATTACCTTAGAGAAAAAGGATTCACAAGTAAAGGAATTGATGGCGCTAAAATCAGAAAGATTGACCACCCCGGAGGGTATCTTATGCCCTACTTGGACGATTGCGAATTTTGCGAAGATATTGGGGATTATTTCATACTAGGCGACGGTAACATTCGCTGCCGTTCAACTGAAGGCTTTATTTATGTTGAACCACAAAACTATTGCGAGTTTTGTGAGGGGTATACTTCCGAAGAATTGACCCAAGTGGATTCTGGGAATTGTGTTTGTCAATGTTGCTTGTCAAACGACTATATTTATTCCGAATTGATGGACTCATATATCCGACAGGATGAAGCTTATACAACTGGAAACGGTGATATTGCAACAGAAAGATACTTGGACAGAAATGGATATATCCTTGATGTAGATTGCGAGTATCAGCTTGAGTCTGAGTGTGTTTATTACAATGGGGATTACTATCACCAGAGTCATTGTGACGTAACTTATTTTGAAGGGGAATACTATCACGAAGACTCCGATGAATTTAAAGAGGCTATTGAGGCTAAAGAAAAGGCTGACATAGCTTATCAAGTGAAAACGACAACGACTCTGCAATGGATTAAGATGGAAGAAAGGAGTCCGACTCCCTATCTTGCCTTTGTCACAACAAAAGAAAGGACGCTGCGCGATAACTACCAGATTAACGCCCAAGGGGAACCGGAAAGACTGCCCGATTTCCTGGAATTGCTAGACATAACGCCTGAATTGGCTTGCATCTAAATCAACCTAACACAACAGAAAGAGAGTAGAACAATGGTTAAAACGTATCGCCTGGCAGTTATCGGCGCTTATGGCAATCGGCGCTATATCGGTCCCATGATGACCCTGGCACAAGCGGAGTCCTATCAAGCTGATATGGAAAAGGGGGGATTCCCTGTTGTCATTGTCAACCTGGCCGAAGGCTTTGACCCTACGCTAAAGAACAAAGGTCAACAGGTTTGGACTAAGTTTTCCCTGTTGACTGTATGAGTCCTTTCCTGTAGGGTGATCCTACTAAGACGAATCAACCCAACTGACTAGCCTTCGGCTGTCTATAGGCAGTCAGAATGACTAGCCCCTAACACAAGGAATCAAGACAATGACTAAGACTCAAGATACCGCCTCCGCTCTGGACATTTCGACTCTGTCTGTCGCTGAACTTGCAGCTTTGCTGGCGAAAGCACGGGAAGCCGATAAGGCCAAGAAAGCCCAAGAGTCCAGTTTGCCCATGTTCGCCTTCGCCGTGATTATGGCGGATGGAACTGTTACGCAATGGGCCGGACGTGCTGTTGACTACATCGCCGCACAAACACAGGCAGTCACCTACGCTGAACGCAATGGCGACAAAGCCTTCTACTACGAAGGCAATGCCAGCGTGACTCCGCGTCCTATCCCTGGCCCGCGTGGTCGCAAGGCTAAGGTTGATCCCGTTCAGCTTGCACCCTAAAGGCTGTTTCCTGTGGCGCTAGGTTCTAGTGATCTAGCGCCATTGATAAACGGCTTTAACCTTGAAGGGAATGAATCATGAAAACTGTCTGCGCTTGGGATAACGTAGCTTGCCTTGTAGATACTGCGCTAACTGCGCCTGATAGCGTTACGATTGGCGCTATCGTTGTCGGTCTGGCTTTGCTTGTGTCTGTCTGTGTTGCCTCTTACTGGAAAGGACTCTGAGATGCTCAAAGTATGGATTCTGGTATTCTACCCCGTTCAAGGCTTGCCAATAGAGATTGCCGCCTATGAGTCTTGGGGCGATTGTGTCGAGATTGCCGATAGCCTGTCGCTGGGCATGACTGAAGGCAATGGCGTGACGTGTGAGGTATCCGCCTTGGATACACTAGGGCAATAGCCTTTCCAGCTTGATCTACTGATTAGGACGCTTAGGCGTCCTTTTCTTTTCCCTATCGTATATGGTGCGATATGGGACTATGTATCAAAAGAGGGGCAATAGATAGGGTCTACGTTTACAGGGTATGGGGGTAGCCTGGCCTATGCTAGTGGCCATCTGGTGGCCCTCTCTGGCTCTGTAGGGCTATGGTGCAATAGCCTTGAGATTCAATGGTGTTAGTCTGTTGTCCAGCTAGACTATATGAGTCCAGATACCCCATGTTGACAGTGTATAGATAGCCAGTTATTGCTAACCGAATCACTCGCCTATTTCTAATTTGTCAAGTAAAATAACACCTTAGCGCAAGTTTCTAATGTTGTGTTACCCTGGTGCAACAGTCCTATCTGGACTCATGTGATCCCATATACTGTTGCATTAATACCATGTGATCACATAATACGCACGCAGCTATGCGCTTTCCCCTTGACAACACAACCAGGATGTGATGGGGCCCCTTGGGATTATGACGGGGTGATTCGGGGTGCGGTGGT